CCGAAAACCGTAACTACCTTTATCCACAATAAACCGGCCACGACTGATCACCGTGACCGCGAATCAGGCCGTCTGGGGCCAGACACCTCGACGGTCTGATTTTCTATGGCGAAGGCAGCTAAGAAGACTCCGAATCGATCCGCGGAGAGCAAGCGAAAACGTGCCGTTCAGTCGGCGAAATGGCAACAGGAACAGACTCTTCTCACCAACGAAATAGGCCCTTGTCCACGCCCCGAAAACCCGAAGCGTCGGGCAAGGTGCGCCAAGAGTCTGTACGAATTCCTCGTGACGTACTTCCCGGAGTCGACCGGCCTTGCCCCATTCTCGGAGGATCACAAGACGGTAATCGCGTCCATCGAGCGAGTCATTCTTAGGGGTGGCCGTCTCGCAAACGTGGTCTACCGGGAATTCGCCAAGACGACGATCGCCGAGAACACCATCCTTTGGGCAATTCTCAATGGGCACAAGCGGTTCGCTGTTCTTGCTGGCATCTCGAAGAACGCCATTGCCGAGAGCATGAACAGCATCAAATACGAGCTGTCAGAAAATGAGCTACTTGCCGAGGATTACCCGGAGGCGTGCTTTCCGATTGTCTGCCTGGAAGGAAAGGCACAGAAGGCGCGGAGCCAGACCGTCGAGGGAGAGCACACGAACATTACCTGGCAGGCGGAACTGATCGTTCTTCCGGCGCTGCCGGTCAAGTGGTCGAAATGCTCGGCGGCGGCGATTCAAGTGCGGCCGTTCGGGAAGCCTCGCGGAACCGGACACAAGGCGGCTGGAAAGCGGGAGCGCCCGGACTTCGTGCTGATTGACGATCCGCAAGACGAAGAGAGCGCAGTCAGCAAACTCCAGGTAGAAAAGAATCTGCGAATCCTCAGCCGTAGTTGGCTTCATTCAGCAGGCCATAAGAAGACGTTTTCCATCATCGTCAACGGAACGGTAATTGCCAAGAACGATATGATGGAAAAATTGCTGGCGGATCAGGCGTGGGAGGGCCAGCGAATTTCGTTCGTCAAGTCGTGGTCAAATGTGCATGATACGTTCTGGCTTCGCGACTACGCGACGATCCGAACTACTCACGACAAGGCGATTCACGGAGACCGGGAGCGGGCTCACCGGCAAGCTACCGCCCTATATCTCAAAAACAGGGAAACCGCCGATGAGGGATGTGAGGTATCGTGGGACTATCGGTTCACCGAACCGGCCGAGGTGTCAGCCATTCAGCACATCTACAACGTGCTGATTGATGATGGACCGGACGTAGTGGCGACGGAATACCAGAACGATCCGATTGTAGCCGAGAACAAATTCAAACTCACGGCTGAATGGATCGCCAGCAAGACCAACAACCTCGCCCGCCGGACCATTCCAAAAGACGCGGAGTTCGTCACGGCCCACATCGATGTCCACCTTCGCGTGTTGTATTACGTAATCTGTGCGTGGTCGAAGGCATTTGACGGGGCGGTGGTCGACTACGGGACGTTTCCGAAACAGCCTGTTAGCTACTTCGCCCAATCGTCCTCCCCGGTGTCCATGGCGCAGTTCTTGGCAATGTCCGAGAACGATAAACGAAACGAGGATGCGTGGATTACGGCTGGGCTCAAGGTTGTCACCGACGATATCCTAGGCTCGGAATTCAGGCGGGAAGACGGGGCAGAGATGAAGTGCGGCATGTGTCTTGTAGATGCAAAATGGGGAGAGAAGAACAAACTCGTGAAACAGTTTTGCCGGCGTCATTCGGAGAGTGGTGTTCGCATCATGGCTGCGCAGGGTTACGGCATTGGCCCGGCACAGAAGTATTTTGACGAGTACCGACCCGAACCAGGAACGCGCGTCGGCTTAGCGTGGCGAGTCGGCAAACCGGTTGACGGAGATAGGTGGGTAACTGTGGACGTGAATTGGTGGAAGTCGTGCGTAGCGTCCAGGCTTTCAGTTCCTTTGGGAACCCCAGGCGGTATTGAGTTGTTTGGCGTTGACCCCCGCGAACACTCGTTGTTTGCCGACCACTGCGTTTCTGAATACCCAGAAGAAACCACCGCGAAAGGACGCACGCGGGACGTTTGGTATCTGTACCCTGGAGTCACAGAGAACCATATGTGGGATGACTTGATTGGCTGCGCGGTCGGGGCGTCGATGCTTGGCGCTCAATTCCCCGAGATCGATTCAAAACCATACCGACCTCGAAGACGATGCGCACAACGTCCAACCGCCGCCCAAGTAGCAGCAATGGGGAGGCGTTGACATGGATGGAAAGAGACGCTCAACGCCGATGGAAGAACGCCCGACCGCCGAAGAGATGGCGGCGAGAGCGCAGATTGTTGAGACCGGCCTTGAATGCCGTAATTGCGGTTGCCGAGACTTCCGGGTTGTCTACACGAGACCGAGACCGGGAAACAAGATCATGCGGCGGCGAGCGTGTCGCCATTGCGGGAAGCGGATCACTACTTTTGAAAAGGAGATGTAGTGTGGATAGGTTTACGAGCGAACAGATTGCAGAGATTAAAGATGGTGTCCTCGACGTCTGGTCTTCGCGGATCGACTGCATCGTTGCAATCTTCCCCTTGGGGTGGTTCTTTAAGGCATGGCGTGATGCGTGCTATTCGTTCGATACGTTTTGCTGGGAGACATCGTCATGAGCAAGTCAGAAGATTTCAAGCAGGGATATTTCTACACAATGCCACTCAAGGCCGAAGTCTCAAAGGTCCACTGTAACGCATGTGGAAAGCTGGTTGCAACAACGCAGAGCTTCGCGTTCAGCGTCAGATCAGACAGCCCTGAAGCACTGAATAGCTTGGGTCCATTCGCGCCAGGGGTCTACTCGTTTTGCTGGGAGTGCCTCCTATACGCACTCAGCGCGCAACCATACACGCCAGAAGTTACACCGGTGGAACAAACTCCCTACGAAACTCCGGATAAAACCCCAGAATCCACCGAGTCCGGTGATAATACGATCTGACTCAATTGAACCGGTAAACGCCAGCGTCCGATCAACGTGAGGCGAACCAAAGCAAACGGAAGGCCATTGGGCGGCCCAATCGTTCAATGGCCTTTTTGTTTGCGCTCAGCCGGATTTTGAAGGAGCCATCATGGCCGACACGGTTGAAGAATCACTCGAAGAAAACGCGGTAAGCGGTGTGCAGAGCGTGACGGTCGATGGAATGACCACGACTGCCATGGACCCACTGAAGCAAGCGAAGATCGCCGACCGTGATGCACAGAAATCCGCGATGACAAAGAACCACTGCGGTCGGCTGCTCCGAACCCTGAAGCCTGGAGCGTGTGGATGAGCCTCCGAAGCTGGATAGCGTCACTGGTCTCCGCCCCGAAGCAATCTCGCCCGGTCCAAGCGTCCTATGACGCTGCGCGTGACGGGAATGAAACCGTCAACATCTGGTCGAACGTCGACGGGATGGACGCCGACGCAGCTAATTCGGCAGGTGTTCGCGCCAAGCTCAGAAACCGCGACCGCTACGAACGCGCTAACAACGGTCGTAAATGCGGGGTGACTCGGACCCAAGCCAACTTCGTTGTCGGGACCGGGCCTCGCTTGAAGATGCAAACCGGTTCGGCTGGTTTCAACGCCATGGTTGAGGCCAAGTGGAATCAGTGGTGCATAAAATCACACTTCGCCCGCAAGCTCAGACAGATGGACCGTGCGAAGACCGGCGATGGGGAAGCACTGGCATTGATCGTTACAGACGAGAATATTGACGATCCGGTCAAGCTAAATCTGCGCACGATTGAGTGTGACCGGCTGACGTGTCCGACATTGCGGACGAATGACGAGTACTACGTTGACGGAGTGCATTTCGACGAATTCGGAACGCCAACCGATTACGACATTCTCCGCCGTCATCCCGGCGCTCAGTGGTACAAAAGACCAAGGCCAGAGTTCGACACGTATCCTGCTGAACGTGTCTGTCACTGGTATCTATGGGACAGGCCCGAGCAGCACCGGGGCATTCCGGAGTTGACCGCGACCCTCAATCTGTCACCGACCGCCAGGAGGTTCCGCGAGGCAACCGTTGCGGCTGCTGAAACGGCTGCTGACTTTTCACTGATTATGGAAATGGGCGCGGTGTCTGATGAGCCGGACGAAGTGGCTCCGTTCACAACGCTGCCCATCGATAAGCGCACGATGATGGTAAGCCCAGCCGGTGCTAAGTCCTCACAGCTCAAAGCTGAGCATCCAGCAACCACGTACGAAATGTTCAACCAGGAAACAGCTAGCGAGGAATTCCGCCCAATCAACATGCCTCGCAATCTCGCGACTTGTGACTCTTCTGGCTACTCATACAGCGGTGGGCAACTGGATCATCAGCCGTACTTTGTTTCGGTCCAAGTCGAGCAGCAGGAATGTGAAGAGGATGTCGTTGACAAGGTATTCACGGCGTGGTTCCGGCTAGCGGTCGCGATCTACGGATGGAACGTAGCTGACAGCCCTTCTCCAAAGCACGGCTGGGGCTGGCCTGGTAAGCCACATAACGATCCCGTCAAAACGGCCACGTCTCGCAAGATCGAGCTCGCCACAGGGCAAATTACTCACCGCCGAATCTTCTCCGAGGACGGCTTGGACTTCGACGACGAATTGCGCGAAGCCGCCAACGATTACGGCGTGACGGAAGACGAAGTACGCGCGAAATGGTTCGCTGCGATCGGCGGAGGCACTCCGCAAGTTCAAAGCGAGAGCACGCGACCGGACCGCGCAGAGAACAACGCGACCAACGAAGAGGCGGCGAATCGCCCCAGTGTACTCAATGGTAACGGGAGGTTTTCGATATGAGCAAGCACAGCAAACGCCAATACAAGGCCCGCAAGGCTCGGCGAATCGACGCAAAGTCAAGTGCGCCTGAAGTAATCGCGTTTGACGCTGAACTGGCTATCAATGCGGCTTCTGGCGACGAGCAAAAAGGCCCGCGCCGATTTGAAATGTTGGCCTACAACGGCGGCACTCTACAGGTAGGCGGCTACCCGTTGCCGGTGGTTGTCGATTTGGCGGGGATGGAATTCCGCACTCCCAAGCTCCCGACGTATTACGGCCACCATGATGGAAGCGATGGCTCCAAGCTGGTCGGCCATAGCGATTCACACAGCACGGAGGGCGGGCGTCTCGTTGTATCTGGAGTCGTATCAGCAGCTACCGCACACGCCAAGGAAGTCGTCGATGCCCACGACAACGGCTATCAGTGGCAGGCCTCCGTTGGTGTTCAGCCTCGCCGCGACCAGCTCCAGGAAATCAAGGCCGGCAAGACGGTCACGGTCAACGGGCAGACGTTCGTTGGGCCAATCATCGTAGCTCGCAAGAGCACTCTGCGCCACATCGCCATTCTTCCGGAAGGCGCGGACAGTGGCACCAGTTTATCAATAGCGGCCAATGCCGCGCAAGACAAGGAGTTCGTTATGGACCCGAAGTTCGAGGAGTGGATTGAGGCCATGTTCGAAGGCGATGTGCCTGAACTGACCGACAAGCAAAAGGCGACTCTTCTTGCTCGCTACGAGAAGGAGCAGGAAGACGCCAAGATGATCAAGGCGAAGGAAGGCGAGCCGAAGAATAAGGTCGAGGAGATTTCCAAGGTCGAGGAAATCGTCAAGGTCCACGCCAAGTATATGGCGGCGATCGAAGCGAAGGCCGGGGAATTCGAGAAGAAGGCCGACGCTTCCGACTTGCAGCAGATTCAAGCCGACGCCAAGGTCGAATGCGCGACGCTTAAGGCACAGGCGCTCGATGAGGAGAAGCCTATCGCATGGCTCGAAGTCGGGCTTGTCAAGGTCCAGGCGAAAGCTACGGCCGAAATGATTAAGGCCGAATTCAAGAAGGCCCCCGCCATCCACGGCAGCACGCGGGACGTAGATAGCGGAATCATCGAGGCGGCGCTCTGTGGCGCGGCTGGACTTCGCGGGATCGAGAAAGCCTATTCCGAGGAAACCCTCGAAGCAGCCCACGCCTACAGGCGGAACCAAGGTGCCAGTCTCAATCAGATGCTCCTAGCGTGCGCCGTCGAGAACGGGTACACGGGAGACTCGCACCGCATTCATCGCGGAAACTACGATGCGGTCATGCGGACCGCGCTGATTCAGGCGTCAAGCCCTTCGACTCACACGCTGACGACGATGCTTTCGACGGTCGGAAACAAGTTCCTGTTGGAAGGCTTCAACACGGTCGAGCAGGTATGGCGCGAGTTCGCAGACATTCGCACCGTCAACGACTTCAAGGCAATCACCAGTTATCGAATGCTCGACGACATGGTGTTCGAGGAAGTCGGCGCGGCTGGCGAGATCAAACACGGAACGGCCAAGCAGGAAAGCTATTCGAATCAGGCCAAGACTTATGCCAAGATGTTCGCTCTCACTCGTCAGGATATCATCAACGACGACTTGGGCGCGTTCAACAACATCCGTGACCGCATCGGGCGCGGGTCCGGCATCAAGCTGAATCAGGTGTTCTGGACATCGTTCCTTGATGATGCCACCCTGTTCAACGCGACTGCCGAAGCTGACGGCGGGCATAACAACCTGCTGACTACAGCCCTCGGCGAATCTGGTATGACAGCCGCTGAAGTACTGCTCGATTCCAAGACTGATGGGCACGGGAACCCAATCGATATCGGCGGCGAGCACATTCTGTTGACAGGTTCGACGCTGCACGGAACCGCGCGCAAGTGGTACGTGTCGGAAGAGATTCGCGACACTACGGCGAGCACCAAGACGCCGACCACGAACATCTACAAGAACCGTTACCGCCCTGTCAAGTCACGGTATGTGACGAGCACCACGGCGTGGTACTTGCTGCCGATGTCCGGCGGCGACATGGCCCCCATGGAAGTCTGCTTCCTGGACGGTGTGCAGGCCCCGACCATCGAAAGCGCCGACGCGGACTTTAATACGCTCGGTGTCCAATTCCGTGGCTACTTCGATTTCGGCGTAGCACAGAAGGAATGGCGAGCTTCGGTCAAAAGCACTGGCGCCGGGTAAACAAACCGGCTTGATCTGAAACCAACACTCAAGTTTTGAAAGGTAAATATCATGGCACAGACACCTTGTCTCATTGCCGCTGAGGGCGACAGGCCTGATTACACGCCGGATGCTGACGTGGCTGCTGGCGACGTTGTGCTGATTGGCACGATTCCCGCCATTGCTCCCGTTGCGATCGAGTCCGGCGTTAAGGGATCGCTCGCCATCACGGGCCTCTACAAAGTCCCACAAAAGGCTGAAATCATCACCGCCGGTGATGCCGTCTATTGGGATGCTACTGGCGATCCCGTCACGGGAACGGCCGGCACGGGAGCAGCTACCGGGACGGCAAGCGTCTACATTATGGGCGTTTGCACGAAAACGACCGAGGCCACCGATACCTACGTCGAGGTCGCGTTGAGCGGAGCCAAAAGAACCGCCACGATCGGAGGGGCCGTCACCGCTTCGGACATCGAAGCTGAGGATGCCACTCTTAACGTCAACGGTCTCGATGCCGCGCAGGGCGGATTAGTAGCCATTGCCGGAGGCACAAGCTCGACTGGCACGAATGCGGGCGGCGCTGTGTCCGCGACGGGCGGCACTGGTGGAGCTGGTGGAGATGGCGGTGCGGCCAGTGTTACCGGCGGGGTCCCGGCTAGCGGAAACGCTGCTGGCGGCGCTGCTGCGGTTACCGGCGGAGCTGGTAGCGGAACTGGCGCCGGCGGAGCTGTCACGGCGACAGGCGGCGCATCTGGCGACGGCGCGACCGGAAACGGCGGAGCCATTTCGGTTACGGGTGGGGCGGCCCTATCGACGGCCGGTGACGGTGGAGCTGCAAGTCTGATAGGAGGCGTCTCCACCACAACGGGAACCGGCGGAGCGGTGACGGTCACCTCTGGTGCTTCGGCTGGCGCGTCCGGCACTGCCGGGGACGTGGATATTGACTGTGGAGCCGCTGCTGGCGGGACTGCTGGAACGATCAACATCGGCGAAACGAACGCCGGGGCGATCGCCCTGGGTGTCATGCCAACATTCCCGTCCGCGACTGTTGCGGCAACTGGTTCTGACCAATCCGGTGCGGCTGCGATCGCTACCGGAATCACCTGGGTTACGGCTGCTGACGGAACCAAGGGCGTCAAGCTGCCTGCCGCCGCCGCTGGCCTGGTGTGCTTCGTCAAAAACGATGACACGGCAAACGCTGTACTGCCCGTGTACCCGAATACGGACGACACGATCAACGCTCTGGCTGCCAATGCGTCACTCGATATGGCCGCGAAAACGTCCGCTGTGTTCGTGTGTTACGACGGAACTGCTTGGTTCACCGTTCCGCTGTTGCCGTCCTAGTCAGGCAGAACAGTTTAGGAGGTGCGCCGTCATGACGAGCTTGATGGAACGCGGTCTCGCCATGGCGGCTGCGCACTCTCCCACTGCCGCAGGAGGAACGATCCGCTACTCTCGCGGCGCATCAAGCGTGACGTTACCAGCGACATTTGGCCGGAGTGAATTTCAAGTCGAGGACCAGGACGGAATTCGCGTCGAGTGGAGTGACCGTGACTTCATTTTACAGACTTCCGCCTTGGTTCTTGATTCCGCCGTTGCGGAGCCGATTCGAGGCGACAAGGTTGAAACGCTCGACTCGAACGGAAGCACGATTGACACGTTCGAGGTGTTGGCTCCGGCCGGAGCAAAGCCGTTCAAGTATTGCGACCCGCAAGAACAACTGATTCGCGTTCACTCGAAGAAAATGCCCTCATGAGCCATCCCGCGATAACCATTGCCGAAGCCGTTAAAGACTTGCTGAACGCCACGGAATTCAGCCAGGACTTTACGGCGGTGCGCAAGTACGTGCCGCGATTCGACACCGAGAGCGGACACGATGTGCAAGTGCAGGTAGTTCCCGTGAGTGACGCCGAGACGGAAGACAGCACGTATGCCACGGAAGGACGTGGAATCATCGTCAATGTCGGAATCATGAAGCGCCTTGAACAACCACTGACAAACGAGGTGGCCGAAATCGACGACCTCATGAGTTTCGTTCAAGAGGTTCGTTCCGCGTTGCTTCGTGAACGCTTGGGCGAAACTGACGAAATCGTGTGCGTGTCGTGCGAGCATGAACCAATTTATTCCGTGGATGACATTGATAGCCGCGTGTTCATTACGGCCCCGAAGTTCACTTTCAATATCGACGTGGAGGTGTAGCGATGGGAGTCATGAAGGGAATGAATGTTCGCCAGATGCTTGGCGGAAGTAGCTCGCACGGAACGTCGTTCCGTGTGACTAAGTTCTTTTTCGATTCTGATTACGTCGTCCGGTCGGTTGACAAGGCAAACCGGGCAGTGCTGTCGAAGTTCGGTGCGTTCGTTCGACGGCGAATGCGGTCGAGTATCCGGAAACGCAAGAAGTACTCTAAGCCTGGACAGCCGCCGAGTTCTCATGCCGGACATTTGCGGCAGTTCATCTTCTTTTCGTTTGATCCTGTCAATCGGAGCGTCGTCATCGGGCCTGAACGACTCAACGCGAAGGTCGGTGACACTCCGCATGTTCTTGAGTACGGCGGCCGAAACGAAATCGCGACCTATCGAAGGCGTGGATACAAGAAGGGCGAGAGGATGGTGAGCAAGCGCACCATAACCGTGAAAGCGCGCCCCTATGCCCGTCCCGCCCTTGCCGCTGAACTACCTCAATTACCAGAAATGTGGCGCAACAGCGTCAAACCATAACAGGAAAGGAACCCTGCCATGAAGATGGGTTTTGAAGGGTTGGTCTATTATGGGACGGCTGGCTCAACAGCCTCGACCCTGATTGAAAACCGTGGCGACGTTACCATAGACGTCGATCCGCAAACGGACGACACGACCGTGGCCGGCGACGGGACTGGGCCTCCGTTGGAATCGGAGGACGTTGCTACTCGCAAATGGTCCGCAACCATGAACATGAAGAACGATTCAAGTGATTCTGTTCTTGAGGCACTGCGCGTCGCTGCGTGCGCTGGAACCCAGGTCGCAATTCGGATGAAAGACTACAGTTCCGGCAAGGGCTATGACGGCGACTGTAACGTGAAAATGTCGCACGGGAAGCCCCTAAAGGGCGCGCAGACATTTGACTTCACGTTTACCCCAAACAACAAGCTCCGGGCTCCGGACCCGTATAGCTAGAAAGGAGACCGTCATGGCAACTGGAACACTCGCTATCGTTGGTGTGATTGGCGGAAAGTCGGTCAATCAGACCATCACGAAAACATTCGACCATCCTAATAACTACGAGGGAATTGCTCTCGCGGCCGGCAAGGAAGTGACCGACTGGGTCAAAACAGATGCCGATACTGCTGACTGCAATTTGCCTGCCGGCCACGGATACAGTAGCGGCAAGATGGACGTCTATTGGTCTGGAGGAATGCGCTACGATGTCGATGGAACGGTGGTGACAAATGCACTCACTCTCGACGGTGGAACAGGAGACGACTTTCCTGCATCCGCTACTGAAGACATCATCGTCTGCACGCCGACGCAGATAAACACCGCGATCGACGGCGACGAAATTGCCCTTCTTGTCGCCAACTGCTCTCAGCGGTGTAGCCTCTACTTCGAGGATTCCGGTGACTCAGCGGTCGGACAGATTGAAATAACCGCCGCTAACGTTCCGTTCTTCTGGCATGATACCTCGGGACTCACTAATCCGTTGACCGGCAATCCGATTACCGTCTGTTTTGCGTCAAACGGATCAGCGACAGCCGCCACGCTCGACATTCTCAGCGGGGAGGATTCGACGCCGTGAGCACATTCACAGATAACGAAGGCCACTCTTGGTCTGTAGTCGTCACGACAGGAGCCATCAAGGCTGTTCGGTCTGAGTTGGACCTTGACCTTGCGGACTCCAGCCCCAAGACCATTGACAAACTTATCGCCGACCCATGCGCGCTGGTCGACACGTTATGGGTTCTATGCAGAAAGCAAGCGTTGGAAAAGAACGTGACCGACGAGCAGTTCGGAGCGGCGCTTGTTGGCGACACAATCGATGACGCAACTTCCGCGCTCATTGAGGCCATCGTGGATTTTACCCCAGGCCAGAGGAGATTGCTGCTGCGCAAGGCGGTGGACAAATCGACGGAAGTGATGCGCAAGGCGGAGAGTCTTGCTCTGGCCAAGATAGACGATCCGGACCTGATGAAGCAGGTGGAGCAGGCAATAACGCAGAGGATGGACGAGGACATCAAGACAGCTTTGACGCGGTTGAATTCGCCTATGAACTAGCTGGGACCGCCGGCGGGATTGATCCAGATTCCAAGACACTGCGAGAACTGTGGTGGATGGCGCGTGGCGCTCTCGACAACACAGCGATTATTGCATTCATACTTGCCGAGCAATCCCGCGACCACGACGAACATCCGAATCCGTTCACCGCGCATGACTTCAATCCTCTTCGCAGCGGACAAGGTTCAGGATGTGACGTCATGCCGTATAGCCCGAAAGTCCTCGAAGCTCTGAACAAGAAAGGCATCACCTAATGGGAATAGGAGCAATCAGGGCTGGACGCGCATTTGTTGAGGTCTACCTTGACAGCAATAAACTCGTTCGCGGACTCCGCAAGGCACAGCAACGATTGCGAAATTTCGGGACAGCAATCGCGATGACTGGCGTGAGAATGACGGCTGCTGGGACAGCTATGCTATCTCCGTTTGTTCTTGGAACGAGGACTCTCGTTGGATTCTCCGACAAGATGCTTGTTGTCAAGGCAGTTACGTCGGCAACGGCGAATGAATTCGACTCAATGACGGCGCGTGCGAAGCTGCTCGGAAGAACGACAAGTTACACGGCTGCTGAGGTGGCGGACGCCATGGTAAATCTTGGCCGGGCCGGCTTCGATCCGGATATGATGCTCGGCTCAATCGATCATGTGCTGGCGTTGGCAAGAGCGACCGATACCGAATTGGCTGAAGCTGCGAGAATTGCCGCAGCGTCGATGCGTGGATTCAACCTGTCGGCATCAGATATGGCGCGCATCAGCGATGTTCTTAGCGCCACTGCGAACGGTTCGGCACAAACACTCACGGATCTCGGCGAAGCAATGAAAATGGTTGCGCCTATTGCTATGGAGGCGGGCGCAAGCGTCGAGGATGTGTCGGCGATGATAGCGACGTTAGCCAATAACGCCATCATAGGCACTATGGCCGGCACGGCATTGGCGCGAGCGTACAAGAATCTAGCTGCTGAAAAAACGGCGAACCAGATGCGTGAAATTGGCGTCGCGGTCGCGGACGCTTCCGGCAACATGCGCCCAATGTCTGATATTCTCTCCGACATCGGAAAAGCAACCGCAGGAATGGGCTCCAAACAAAAGCTGGCCATATTCGAGACACTGTTCGGCCGGGGATCTGCGGCCGCCCTGAAGCTTGCTGCGCCGTCGGCGTCTCTAGATAGCTTCAGGGCAAAGCTCGATGACGTAGCAGGTTCGGCTGCGGCTACCGCGAAAGAGATGGATTCCGGTCTCGGCGGGTCATTCCGAAAGGTCATGTCCGCTATTGAGGGCGGGCTGATCGCTATTGGAAAGACGATAGAGGCTCCACTACAGACGCTTACGGATGCAGGGACGATCGTAGCAGGACTGTTTACCACGATTGTCGAGCAACATCCCAAAACGGTGGCGGCGGTAGCTGGAATTGCTGCTGGTCTTACCGCACTCGGCGTAGCGTTGATGGGAGTTGGTTTTGTTTCTATTTTCGCAGGAGCCGGTATCGGTGCGATTGCAACCGTAATCGCGACCGTCACCGGTGCTCTTACCGCAACTATCAGCCCGGCATTGCTAGTCGGCGGTGCAATAGCAGGAATTGGCGCAGGTCTTCTTTATCTTGCGCGCAACACAAAACCAGTCCAAGCAGTAGGTCAGGCAATCGGGACATACGCCAGTGGTCTCGGGGACATGGTGAGCACGGTAGTTTCCGATGCGACTACTGCATGGGGAGGAATAAAGGCAGCTATTTCTTCCGGTGACACTGAAGCAGCCATGACTGTCGTTACCTCTACTTTGAAGCTGCTTTGGGCTCGTGTCGTATCGTTCTGGATGGAAAAAACGAGTAAGTTCCGATCGTGGTGGTCTGATGTGTCGTACAAGTTTTCAGAAGTATTCATTGACGCGGTTGCTGGCATTCAGAAGGCGTGGGCCACAATGCTCAACTGGATGCAGAAACAGTGGATCAAATGGGAAACCAATCTGTACAAAAGCAAATGGTATCAGAATCTCGTCGGTAAGGCATCGGAGGCGTTGGGTGGGCCATCGGCTGAGGAAGTCAAAACGACAATGCTAGGAATGGCGTCTGCGAAACGGACGAAGCAGAGAATCGCTGCGTCCGACGCGAAAATGAGAGAAACGAAGGCTGAGATTGAAGCAGACCGAAAGTCGAGACAGGCTGACCTGGCTGCGCAAAAAGCAAAGGACGACAAAGAGCGACTCGGTAGTGTGGCACGCGCCAAGGCAGATCTTGAACAAGCCAGAAAGGACAGGGACGCCGCAGTCGCCGCTGCGAAAAAAGGGGCCGAGGACGCCGCTGCAAAAAAGAAGTCCGGCGTTCCTGATTTCGGCGGCGATTTCGGAGGCGGGCTCGCTGCTGTTGGAAAAGCAAGTATTGCAGGCACCTTTTCTGCTTCCGCCGCAGCCGGTCTCGGGACAGGAAGTGTGCTTAGCCTCATGAGGCAATTCGTTATCGAGGGCAAAAAGACCAGTAAGAACACAAAGGATATGGCGGACGCCCAGAAAGACCTGAACATGGAGCTTGCAAAATGAGTGTTAGTTGGGACGCCCGACCTAATTCAACCCGAAGCACGAAGAAGAGCCTCACGCAAGGCTACATTCTTCGCGGCGTGACGGATGAGATTATTGCCCGCGCTCTTTCGATGGGCTACTCTCCTTTGCTCCACGACAATCTCTATCGGTCGGACATCGCTCTCGACCGGAGAACGCCTGACGTGTGGCATGTCAACGTCACCTACGGCACCATCGACAAGAAGGAGCCTGTTGCCGGCGAGTGGGAATGGGGATTCGACACGACAGGAAAAACAAAGCACGTCACCCAGGCGATTGACACCGTAACGTCCTACACGCCGTCTGGACTTGCAACGATTGACCATAAGGGAGCGATCGGAGTTCAGGATGATGGATCGGTTGAAGGCGTGGACGTCCCAGATGCATCGTTCAAATGGTGGGAGAGACACCAGCTCTTACTATCTGATTATGGGTGGGCGTATTCCGCGATTCTCGGCGCGTACACAGGTTTCAAGAATCAGTACGAGTTTCGCGGGAAAGACGCGGGAACCGTTATCTTCCACGGCGCGACTGGAAGTCAATCATCGAAAGACCCCGACCTGTTGGAACTCACATTCAACTTTGAGTATTCGCCGGACGCAAGCAGCTTGACGGTCGGCGATATTACGGTCACGTCAAAGCCTGGGTGGGACTATCTTTCCATTCGCTATGAATCCGACGAAGACGCGACAGCTAAGAAAACCACCCCGAAGCCGCGCCAAGCTGACGTCTGCCCTGTTGTCTACACCGTTGACTTCTCGCTTTTCGGAATAGGATAATGCCCTACGCGAAACTTCCACCAGGAGCGAAAGTCACCGACATTTCGAGGACGGTCTATAATCGCACTGTCGAGATGTTGGAGTGGTGGGATGCTCAGTTCAAATTCGGACAAGGGAAATGTCCCGGGGTCGGAACAGACCGAAGCGTCTTCTATTGCAAGAACAGCACCGGTGGAGACCGGGAGAGCTTCGACGTTGTCGGGCTTGAAAACCCTCTCTTCGAGCCTACGGAAAACCTAAACGAATTCCTCTGGAAGACGCCGTTGGAGGGCGTGCTTCCTGATGCGGAAGACCACAAGGATTCGTTCGGAATTCTGGTAGAGCCGTGCAAAGCAGGCCGGCCATCAAAGGTCTGTGTATGCGGAATGGTCCCCGTCCGCCTGGACGTCACCGATGAATCCGACCTGTACGCCACTATAGACGATGGGGACGCCTCGCACCTGGTTACAGGACCGATTGGCGTGCGAATCGTTTGGAAGGACGTAGTCGGCAACGAGGATGGGAACGGGAATCGGTGGGGGCTCGTTTTACTGGGTGAGCAATTCACAGGCCCTATCTTCGGTAAGCTCAAGTCCGATCTCGCCTATAACGACACTGACCCAAGCGGCGTTGACGTCGATATTTATTCTGACCGAACCACCGATGCGGGTTACGACATTGAAGACGTATTGCCTCCGCCGTGGATGACGGAGGGGACTCTTGCTTCTGGCTCTTGGGTTGAATTGAAGCAATGGGGCGGCGATTGGGTTGCGTTCCCGATGCCAACTGTCCAGACGGTTACGACTGACCTGCAAGTCGATGGACCTAATTTTGAGTTTGAAGAGAAGACACGCAAGGTCTTGGCAACGCCCGTTGGTGACGAATCGGCGTGGACAGTGTGGCACACTGGCGACGACTGCGAGGACTGACCGATGGGAAACGCGCAATTCAGAAATGGCAAGGTTCTTTTCGTCAACAATAAGGTGGCGATGGCCCCGGCCTGCTGTTGCGATATCATCCCGCACGCCGACTACCCATGCGCCGTCTGCCCGGACGTCACTCCAAAATACCTGGTTGCCACGTTCAACGGACTAGGAGACGTTGCGTGTGATTGCCAGAAGTGGAACGGCCAAGGAATCACGCTGACTGAGTGGCAATCGTGCCGATGGCTATTCGATCCTTCGCCTGATGCACGCTGTGAGATAGGGTATATTATCGCCACCCTTTCTTACTCTACGCCGAATTACATTATCGGCGTGGACCTCTGCGTGGCGACAAATGAGTATCAGTGCGGGATGCACGCCTACTATCGAAAGGCGCAAACTGACCCATTCGATTGCACCGACTTTGGTGTTCTGCAATTCGACCCTCCGGCATCGCACACTGTAGACCCACACCTATGTGACCCAACCGGCTCAACATGCACCTTAGTGGCTGGGATGGGCTAATGAATGACCCAGGCTGGAAAGGCGACACCTACACTTGCCGGACGTGCGGTTTTTCACTTCGGCTGAAGAAGAACCATTGCGACACGTCGAAGCCTCTGATGCATCGTTGTGAGCGGAGGAGGAAGGGTGTCGGCGACTGGACGCATTGGCTAATTCGCCGCGTCACGTTCGAGACGTACACGAGCAATTGCCGTTGCCGATCAATGGTCTACAAAATGAACGCTTGGGGCTGGCATTCCGTCTTCCACTTCCGTGAGATAACGGCGGGCATGGTTGAGGAAGCCCGAAAGCGAGGTTGGCGCCTGGCACGGTTCACGATAATTGCGTGGCCCGGGTGCGCTTCGTTGGTGTTCGCCGCGATAGTGATGAGTCTAGTTGGCAGATGTGCTACTAATCGCTCCAGTCGTCCAGCGTGCCCTTCGTGATGCTTGTTAGATTATCGTCCTCGTTGGGTACGAGATTGCCGGAGCTTGGTTGACCATCCATCTGAAGATAGCGATATGGACGAACGGGTGGATTCGGCGGGGTTGCGCCGACTTCATCCTCGGCGTAGAATCCATCCAGGCCGGTCGAGATAATCTGAAACTTGCCAGGGCTGAACCACTCGTATGTGTCTGTAGCCGAGTCAAGGTTCTTGGCGTATGGCAGGCACCACATGAGCATGCCGGAGCTGCCAGCGAACACGAACCGCTGGTAGGCGACGTCATATTCACCGCTGCGAGAGCGGAAGTAGACGTAGGGGGCGACGTTCTCGGCTCCGTCGAGTCCGTCGTGTGATTTGACATTCGGCGGGACATAGCAATAGATTTTGTTTGCGTCTCGTACGAGGCGTGATTGGTCGAATTCGAAGTATTGTTTTGTCCGAGTTCCGCCTTGCGCGAACGGGTTGTTTGGATTCGCACTGAAACCGTTGAGCTTGGTTGAGCCGGTCTGGTCGGGCATGCCGCCAAGCCAGAACGCGATGGCATTGGCGGGCGACATGTTGCGCGGATCCACCTCGTCGTTCGTGTAGAACAACACATCTCTGCGGAATCGCTCCCACTGTGTATCGCCGCCCTGCCCGGAGACTCCTGGTCTGTAGTTGTTGAATGCCTTGCTAAGGTGCTGGATGACCCGATTTCGTGCTAGCGTGTATATTGCGACATCTGGATCATCGACACCGCAGAAATCGGGAGGATAATCCCCGTTCTCGTTTTTGTACTTCTTAAGAGCCATCGACAATTGATCGATTTCGCCAGTGATGGTCATTCGCCTTGTCGCCTTGATAGCGGATTGTGCCGCGACGACGATCAGTCCAGCCAGGATGCCGATGATGACGATGACGCTGAGTAGTTCGACGAGTGTAAAGCCACGTTTCATATTGCACGCTCCTTAAGATAATTGATTCCAGAATTCGACCCAAGCGAGAGCAGCCAGAGCCCGAACAGAATGCCCGAACCAGCGGATAGGCTAATCTGCAGCATGATTAACTTCGTCCTCTTGATCTACTGGAGTGAGAACCGGTATTCGCCGACAAACGCAAACTCGCGCCAGTATGTACGCTATCGGGCACGCGATAGCGTACACGATTATGAGTTGTAGCAACGACGGGCCTTCGGTGTCGACGCCGAATACGCTCAGCATGAGTGCAAACGCGGGAGACCCGACTTGCATCGCCATCAAGAGAATCTGCCACATAGCTACCCTCACAAATAGAATCACTCCACTGCCTCAGAATTCCACCCTAACGCCGACGCCAGCAGGAATCAAGCCTGAACACCCATTCAGGGTAGTGTCCTAAGAGTGTGTTGCTGGACGGGCAGGGCACTATTTAGAGGGGTTCCGTGAGCAAGTGGAACGGCGGCAGGAAGTGGGGCCAGCTACTTGCTCGGGGTTCATTAAGCCCGTCGTCGCTTTTGCCAGTCGCCTGAATCTACCGGAGACAGGCTAAAACCCCCTTTGCATCCTGCCGCCGCATTAGGATTCGCCTAGAGCTTGATGTCAATCGCCCCGAGGAAGTCAATTGGGCGCATCCAGGAGACCCCTAGCGCATCACATGCGTTTGGAACTTTGGGAGGTTTTGTCGCCTTTTGCCTATCGGCCCACTGCTCGTCCGTGACAACAATGGCACCGTCAACGCGAGCGTGTGCTATAACAAACGGATCGGCACGGTTCTTTGCACCACCCTGTGCTGCAAAATTACTGAACCTCCCCATAATGCGCGCCAACTCGGCAAGCACCTCCTCTGTCGGTTTCTCGAACGCGGCTGCCCGTTCCTTTGCCCATACTAGTAGTTCATCGTCCTGGTGCTGCAATTCCAGATACACATCGTGGCACGAAAAGACAGTGCCGGCCTGCATTAGCACACTCAGCGTATCCCACAACGACGGGAACACGTCGATTCGGTACCGCTTGTGCCAGCCGTTAATCAGGAAGCTGGTGTCAAGACAAAAACGTTCTGCCACGATATTATGTACCCAATAGTGATTGTACGCGTCCTGGGTAAACAGCCGACTCTAGTTGTGGTAGGTGCTTCAGCTTCATGCCAAGCAGAGACGACAACTCTCCGCCATGAATCTGGCCGCCATGGTATGCCGATAGTGTCAATCGCGTGAACGCCCCACCGGCATTACTGAGAGCCAAGACGTGCTGCGGCGGTCCTCCCTCGCGCCGCTTCGTTGCCTTCTTCCGTGACTGCAAGAGCGGCCATTTGTTGCGCAAGTACGACTCGCTGGCTAGCCCTACTTCAACGAGCCGCAACGCGATTACTGCCCGACTTACGCGGTATTTCCTAGCCGCTTCCTGGATGATAGCATCGTCTCGCCGCTTCCAGTCGCGAGGAATGCGTGCCACCAAGTCATTGGCCGGAACCAACAGTTCTGCGGCGAAGTGATTGCAGAACTTCTCGATTCGGGCGTTTGGGCTACGCGCAAAGCTGTATCTGCCGGCGCCAGTAATAGCTGATTCACCCAGCATAATGTGGGCTACTTCATGAAATAGGGTGAATGTTTTTGCCGTTGTCGCATCCCTTACATTCACCAACGCGACCGGCGCAAATGGATCTGATAGCGCACAGCCTCGCATCTCCGCAGTGTCAACACGCGATATCTGGAACACATAGACGCCAATGTCTTCAAGTCGGGCGCGCCACAGGCGAAACGCAGCTTCGGGAGACTCTGTAGACATTTGCTCCGCAATGGTAACACCCAGGGTGGATCGAAATCGCCTAGCCTCGACGACAATATCTGACGATTGATCCAGGCTTCCAACAACGCGACTCTTCGGCACGCCCTCCGTGTCCAGGTAGTCGGATGCCCACGCCTGACGACTTTGGGCGAGACGTATCGCGCGGCGAAGCTCCGGAGACCACTCGCGCGACACGTTGGCTGGCAACAAGCGAAAGTCCTTCACCACAGAAAAGTCCGAAGGCGGTTCTGAAAGGTAGAAGACCATCAGGGGGCGATTATATCGCTTGCCGAGTCGCCTCAGAACAGCCAGGGTAGGTGTGCCTTCTCCGTTCTCCCACTTCTCAATGTTCTCAGGTGGCAGCCGTTCTGCCTCTGCAATGGCATCAACCGTAAAGCCTGCTGACGTGCGCCCCCACTTCAGCATCACTGGTGTTGCGTTTGATGGAACGGAATGCGACATTTGGTGAACCTTGTCGAGGTGACATACATCATCATTATCGACACTTGGCAGTGAATCGCAATCGTCTATCAGGGTTAATGATGACGTTATGGATTTCGTTCTGTTTTCTGGATATGCGGGCCATTTCCATGGAGAGCGGCCCGCGTCTTGGTGGCGCAGCAGTCTTATAACCTGCCGGAGGGGTCCGTCTATTCACGGATGCATGGTAAAATAAAAACGGCCGGGGGCAATCCGGCCGCTTCTCTATTCGTGCCGCTAGGGCGACACTGGCGCTAATTCCGCACCCATTGTATGTCCCTCGGTCGATTCTTGCAATAGTCGCATGTCCAGACTCTTCCAGATCCACGAAGATGATCTAGCGGACCTAGAGCGCACTTTACCACAACTCGCCAATGCGCTGATGCCAGCGCTTGACAATTGTCTGCGTGTACAATTTCGTCGCGTGCAGGCCATCCTATCTAACGTACGGTGGAATTACGGCCCGCCATCAGAGATTGAAATTGTCCGACTTGACGGAAATTGCGACGACTAGGATTGGTCCCGAATCGATGCGTTGCTACTAGACTGGGTCAGGTGGATGCCATGTTGGCAATCAGCCTTGTTCTTGTAGCCTTCTCCTGAGTCCGCAACGATCTTGTTGTTGTCGGCAAAGAGACGCCAACGGTACTCTTGTGCTGAATCTCTGTAGATTACGTACACCATTTCAAACACTCCTTAGGTAGAGAGACGAGTGAGCGCGCAGCACCTTGCTGCACGTACTTTCAACCCATGGAGGAGACTTCAACGCCAGAGTGGCAAGAGGCGATTTGTCAGATACACCCCCGCGCAGTCCCTACGCAAAAACTCCTGCTGGTCAAAAGTATACTCAGTCTGACAACTGACGCAATCGGCTCATGCAAAAAGAAAAGCCGTCGGCATTGAACGCGTGCCGACGGCCAGGGTGTATCTGACACGCGCATCCTATGAGATTTTGCTACTAGTGACAACGCCCATCTCTGGGGGGTGGTGTGTCCACGCAACACAGAATTAGGACACTACCCCATTCAGGCGTCCGTATTCGCACCGTGATGGCCGCTAGTGATGAATTCGCACGGTTGGGTTCGTGGCGTCTTGGGCGATTCTAGGGCTATTACCCCCTATTCGGGCCAATTTGGGGATTATTTCAGAATCCCCATATTTGGCCATTGACATATTAGCCGATACTGATATCATAGAGGCAGTGATGCGAGGGACATCACGACGGGAGCCGGCAGCCCGAATACTGCCGGAGGCAAGGGAGAAATTGAGATGCTCGACTACACAATACACACCAGGAATGATGGCGCCTGCAAGGCAGAGGTTTTCGATGCCGAATCAGGCAGCACTGTAGCCGAATCCTGCTGGATCACTCATAAATCAGGCGATCGCGATACCGCCGAAAAGTGGGCTCTCGACAAAATCGCGATCCTAAACTACCAGAAAGCACAGGAGGAGCGACGACATGACACGACGAAATGAGATCACTGATTTTCAGGCCAAAGTAAATTCTATCCTGGATTGCGTGAATGCTTCGGCTGCACTGCACGACCAGGGCGCGCCGGAGTGCACGCCCGAGGAGACTGCCGCGCAGATCCTTGCTAACTGTGGCGACCTCCAAATCGATTGGGCCGAGCAGGAAGCGGCCATTAAGGCCATGCGAGAGCAGAATTTCGGCCAGGATACCGAGTATTTCCGAGCGGTGGCCGATGCCCTCGAATCGGAGTGATTCGGCCGCCCGTGATCCCGAGGGCCTAAATCGGGATCGTTGGAGCAGCACGTAGCGGCTCACTCGCCCGCAGAGTGGAGCGGGAGGCAAAGGAGAAAATCATGAAAGCCACTTGTTTCGACCGCGACAACATGCCGTACGATACAGCACAGAATATGGCCACGCTCGGCCAAATCGCTGACGACTGGCCGACCATCGAGGCCAAGGCTCAGGAAATTATCGCCGCCAATAGATCGCGTGAGGATGCTGGCGAGGTGGCCTTGTGGTGGGAGGGCGGGAGGCTGCACCTCCGATACAGAGGGATCGAGCGTGTCTTTCGCGGCGCGGCCGTAGAGGGCTGCGATGCATCGGATGAGTTTGTGCAGCGGCTCGCAGATGAGCTTGTAGCCGATCGCGACGCCGGCATGCCGGCCGAAACCCGCTAGGAAATTCATCGGCGCTGATCCCGACGCCGCACAATATCGGGATCGTTGGGAGCAGACGAATTGCTCCGAATCGGCCCACCGGATTGCAGGCGGGAGGCTATGGGAGAGAATCATGAAACGAGTCGACGACACAATCGAGATGCGAGACGGCAAGAAGTTCCGAATCACCGCCGACCCGCTGGAGCGAACATTCGCAATCGGTGTGCCTCATCAGCGAAAGGCATTCCTCGCCTACCCCGACGAGTCCGAGCCGATCGAGGAAGACGGCGACGATATCATTGAGGGAGACCACGATCTGCACATGTGCCACTTGATTGAGACGCTTGACGACGCCTTGCCGTTGCTCGACTTCATGGACGATCGCGGCGGCCAGTCCCGACATGAGGCCATCAAGGTGGCCGTGCTGATTCGAGACGAATTGATCGAGCAGGGTGTGCTGGATGAAATCATGGAGGATTCCAACGAATGACCACCAAAGAACACTCCCCAGAACTGAATCATTTCCTTGACCTGGCGAAGCAGGGCAAACATCCAGGCTGTTCCACGGGTGAACTCGGAGCTTGTGAACTCGCCGACCGTCTGGCTAAATACCTGCCATATCTCGACGGCCAAGCAACTACTGGCCTGGCCGAATTCGCGCAGCTCTGCATCACCCATCCAGGCACGGCGAGAGAACTGATCGGCAGATAACACGGAGGAATCCATGACCATCCACGAAGCCATACGAGAGGCTATTCGACTCAGCGGCCGGCTGCAAATTCGTGTTGCGGAAGAAGCATTCAGCGACCGGAAACAACCAGCGGTAGCCATGACGAATTTGCTAGCCGGCCGGACGCCCAACCCCGGCTGCGAAACGATTCAGCGGATCGCCGCAGCGACCGGCGTGGTGATTGCCGCGGACGGCGATGGCTGGTGGGCAGCACGGCCAATTCAGACATCACCATTCGTCGAACGTGTCGTAGTTCTTCCTCGCGTCCCACTCGCCGACGAGGAATATGACCGCTATTACCGGGAATAGAACGATCCCAAGCACGTAGGATAAAAGCATTCGTATCGACATGGCCTGCTCCTTTCGGTCCCAGTCTACCCTACGCCAGACGATATTGCAAGTCACCCATGTTGCCTAATTTTTGAAAGTAGCACAACATTTGCCAAGTCAGTAATACTCACAACAAGGGGCCCCCGCACGGGCCAAATTGCCGGAATATCTGGTACTCGGCCAGTATTTTTCTTGCGTGCTTTGCCACTCTCCTGCGAAAATGACGCCATCTCCTCTAATATGGCATTTGGACGCTAACGAATGCAGGGCGTTAGATCAGAAATTCGGGGTAGCGAGTCGCGAGTACAGGGCTGGTTCTTGACACCACGGCCCAATTCGGTAGGCTTGCGGAAGGAAAAAGGAAGGCGGGCCGAGGTTGGCATCCTCGTGAGTCCGCCAATCAACCGAGTCGTAGGGAGACGTCGGTCAATGGACGGATTACCCGCCGTATTTCTTTTGGGCGTTTTCTGCCTGTTTTCTAAGGCTTTTCTAGCGCGGAATCTCTGCGCTGATATCTTTCGATTGCTCCGCGCCAGACGTGCGCGAACGATTCGGCCAGCGGGCCGGGGAGGGTCTATGCAGAAAATCGAGTAGTCCATAAACGAGGCGAGACCGTCCAGAATGGCGGTCTCTGCCTTAACTTTCGTGCTGGCCAGCCTGTCGCCAAACTCGCCTGGACAGCTTTTTAGGAAACAAGACCTAGACGGTCTCGCGCTCGGTGTACGGACTATCCTAACACCTCAGCGAGACATGTCAATGTGATTCGGGAGGAATTGTGACATGTCCGAACATGATGGAATAATAGACGCCTCAAAAGTCTATACGACAAAGGCACTTGCACGAATTCTCGGATTTCGGCAAGCCAGGACCGTCGAGGAGAAGCTGCGCGCTCGCGGCGTGGAAGTGGATGATTGGGGAAGGGGCGCCACGCTCGTTTCAGGACAACTTGTGCTACTTGCGATCGAGAGGAACGGGCAATGCCAAGGAGACGATTAGACGAAATAACGGTTCGCGCAGTCAAGCGATCCGACCGGAAGTTTTTTGTTCTTCGATGGGAGGATCCGAAAACTGGCAAAACCAGAGAGCGAGCCACGAAAACGACGCGGCGGCGAGAGGCAGAACGTGAAGCTGGCAAGCTCGCCGCAAAGATCTTGGATGAAACGGAAAATCAGCGGATCGGCTGGAATGTGTTTCGCCGCAGATATGAGGATGAGAAGTTGTCGATGGGACGACCTGCCTCATTGAGTGCGTGGAGGACAGCAGCCAACCATTACGAAGACAAGATGCATCCAAAGTCTCTGCTCGACGTCGATGCTGGATCCCTGAGTATGTTCGTTGCGAAGCTCCGAAAATTGGAACTCGCAGGATCGTCTATCCGATCATACGTCAGGGAAATCACTGTCGGGCTGAACTGGGCAGCCACGATTTGGCAAGATTACACGCCGCCACGGATCCGCATGGGAAAGGCCATGAAGCGCAAGGCAATGCGTGGCAGGCCGATTACTGGAGAGGAATTCGAGCGGATGCTAAAGCACGTCGCTCCGGTTGTTGGCGAGGAGCATGCGGCGTCCTGGAAGTTTTATCTTCGTGGTCTGTGGCTATCCGGTCTGCGTCTCGGCGAATCGCTCAATCTGTATTGGGACCGTGATGATGCTATTTCGATTCACGGAATAGACCGTCGACGACCAATGTTGCGGATCCACGCCGAGGATGAAAAGGGTGGCCAAGACCGGTTGCTACCGATTACGCCAGATTTTGTAGCGTTCCTGCGGAAAGTCCCGGAAGATCAGCGGACTGGGCCGGTTTTCTCACCAACACTATCGCGTGGGCGGATCCGCTCCACGTCAACTGCCTCGCACAAGATCTCAGATATCGGCGGGATAGAGCAGGCGGCGGTAGTGGTCGACACGAAGGATACGAACGATGGACCGGCCAAGCAGTTCGCCACGGCCCATGATTTACGTCGGTCTTTTGGTGAACGATGGGCCGTCCGTGTGATGCCGATTATCCTGAAAGAGCTTATGCGACACGAGTCGATAGAGACCACAATGAAGTATTACGTCGGCATCAACGCAGAGCGTACGGCGAACGAAGTATGGCTTGCGTTTGGTGACCATTCAGGTGACAAGGCAAAGACACCGGATCCTGCCGAAGAAGAAGTAGAGCCGTAAGGTCAAGTTGTCAAAGATCTTACTGCAAAACAAATCTGCCCCCTGGAGGACTCGAACCTCCAACCCTCTGATTAAGAGTCAGATAGAGACCGCGCTGGCACGCGCTGGGCCGCGCTGGTGTGCGTGTAGATAATCGCTCGCGCGTGTTTCGTCACGAAAAAAGAAGCGTCGGTGCGCGCTTCTGGTGACATTCTTGGTGACTACCGCCTTCCTGCCGTTACGGATCCGCGATCAAGGCTCGCGCTTCTGATTCTGTGTCACGAAGTTTTTCTGAATTTTCCTAAACTCGCGCCATGACGCGCGTGTCGCGCGCTGAGGCGTGCTGTGGTGCGCGTCCGAAAACCGTCGTGTCACATTGCGGAGCGAATCAGTCTTCCGTCTTGTAGATTCGCACTCGTCGAAAGCAACTAACTTTCACGAGAGCTGGAATCATGACAAGTGTAACTGAAACAAGACCGGCCACCTTCTTGCGTGATTCCAGCTCGCTTCCTGGTGGCCGATTCTCTGCGCCTCACCCCAGCAAGATGCACAGCATGGAGCACGGGGTGGGGCGTCTGAATTCACGCGTCGGCCAACCTGGTGGCCAACCCCGCGAGGCGGTCGGCGCTCTTCTTCATTTCTCAACCTAAGTAGGAGTAATTAAGTATGGCAAAGCTGCATCAGATTATCGCTCTAGCGTCCGGACGAAAGAGCCGGTCTCAATCGGAATTAACCACGCTCTACCGCAAGGTTCAAGCGTCCAATCTCTTTCAAGGTCTCGACAGAAAGTATCGCCCAAAGGACGACGACGGCGACCAATTACCTCCCGAAAGCACTCGCGTGCAGTTCACAGTGCTGGACGCAATTCGAGAGCTGCGGCAGATCGTCACGCCCGCATGGGACTGCGTCGCCGCCCAGGACAACGCCAACTGCTACGCACGAGCTGACGTGGTTGTCGATGGACAAGTCATTGCCACTGGTGTGCCAGTGACGACGCTTCTCTATCTCGAAAAGCAACTCACTGATCTACGCACGTTCGTATCGAATCTCCCAACGCTCGATCCTGCCGAGGACTGGTTCGACGCTGATGCACCGGGCTGGTCCAAGACAAAGCCAGTCGAGACGACCAGAACGAAAAAGGTTCCGAAGAATCACGTTCTCTCGGAAGCCACGAAGGAACATCCCGCGCAGGTGCAGGTGTTCACCGAAGACGTGATCGTCGGTTACTGGCAGACTGTGAAACTCAGCGGCGCAATCCTGGAATCGGAACGCGCAGCGATGGTGGGCCGCTTGAACAGTTTGCTCGAAGCAATCAAGGCGGCTCGCGAAACGGCGAACGACACAGAGGTGGAGGATGTGACAGTCGCGTCCGGCATCCTCGAATACCTGTTTTGACACTCTTTTGGAGCGCAAATTCAAACTCAATCTCAACATGACAGCGCTTCAGTGCTCGTTCGAATCGAGCCCCAGCCACACAACCCAAATTCATGAAACTGGCTGGGTAGCCCAATTGGCAGAGGCGGCGATTGTGAGGCTCAGGTTTTCGCTCCTACGTTCAGGATTGTACCGATGGATGCGTCAAGTACGACCATATTCGCCAAGCAAGATGCCAGTTCGATTCTGGCCACTCGCTCTTGCGATTACTCACGCGAGTGTAGCACAAAGGAAGTGCGTGCGGGCCTTAGACTGAATGGTCGATTAAACGGAGACGAGCATCCTGCGAAATTCGGTGCGCAAGATAGCTTCATACGCTATGGCGACGCCGGGGTTCCTTCAGGACATTGGAGCCCCGGCACTTTACTGCGGGGTGGAGCATTGGTAGCTCACAAGGCTCATAACCTTGAGGTAGGCGGTTCGATTCCGTCCCCCGCTACTCACGAACGACGGTCATCTGCCCCGCCGTCGTTCGTTCGTACGGTCCGGTCCCTGCCCCGCCGGGCCGTGCTTCTTAATACGTTCCGATCGAGCCCGGCCCCATCGTCACCGTGTGTCTGCCAATCTGGGGCCGGGCTTTTGAATCAACCAATAGGAGCCTAAGTCATGGCTAAATGGACTGAAAAGGAAGCAGCAATTCGGGCACTTGAAAACAACGGGACCGTTGACCCGAACGACCTGATCGAAGCCGCACGCGCGGAGCGGCACCCGTGCCACAACGATTTTACGTGGGACATTCACGATGCGGCAGCGGAGCGGTGGAGGGACCAGGCGAGAGCGTTGATCCGCAAGTGCAAATTCGAAGTGCGGATTGAAGAGATCACGGAACGTGTCGTGCAGTACATCCCATCGAATACCGAAGAGGCCACATTCATGTCGGTTCCAAAACTGAGAAGCAAGGCCAAGGTTCGGGAGAACATGCGGTGCGAACTCGACATGCTTCTGGGGTTGGTCGGGCGCATTCGTGGCCTGTCCATCGCCAAGCAGAACATCCTTGGGGCGCATGTCACATCGACGCTGAATACGGTCCACGATCTGGTGAAGGGTCTTCGTGATGATATTGAGTGAGTTGGTCACGGTGAGTTGCGAGAAGGCGTTGCCGGTCCAGGCATGGCGGTCATTTTTCGGCTAGGTCAGGATTGGATAGGCAGGCATAGAAAGGCGGTCGAGGTATGTCGCGGCTGGTCGGCGGCGGGGTTAGGTCAAGCGAGGTTAGGCTGGTTCAGGCGGTCGCGGAGAGGTGCGGCGGGGACTGGAAAGGCACGGAGCTGAGTGGCGGTCATGGCAATGCCAGACAAGAAGAGGTCCGGCAGGGAGAGGCGTGGTGAGGCTGTCGGCGCGAGGCACGGACAGGTCCGGTCTGTCCTGGTCCGGTGCGGCTTGGCGGTCATGTTTAGTAGCGGTTAGGTTCGGCTGGTCGGGTCGCGGCGGAATTAGGCGGTCAAGGCGAGTATAGGCGATCCCTGTGGAGGAGCGGTCAGATCAGGTGTGGCGGTCGAGGCTTGTCCAGAAGTGACTGGGTTAGGTGAGACTAGGTTAGATTAGGCGGTCAAGGTCCGGCTCGGAGAGGAATGGCGGGGCTTGTTTGGTCCGGTGTGGCGGTCATGGTAGGGACCGGAATGTTCATGCGAGGTTAGGTCGGGCAAGGTTGGCTTGGCGGTCTTGGATAGGCAGGGATTGGAACGGCGCGGTGATGCCTGTTGAGGTTAGGCGAGTCGAGCCGTGGCGGTCAAGCGAAACAGAGTAGAGGCGATGGATTCCGAGTGGTTCGGAATCTCCTTACACAACAGGGAGCTTAGCTCCCGCACTACAAGGAGAAGCCATCATGGCAAAAGCGAAAGGTGTTTTGGAAGCGATCGAGGTTGAACCATTGAAGGTCGGCAGTATGCAAATCTGGCTGAAAGGCAGAACGCCGCTGATCTGCAATCGCATGGCGGGAAAGGCGATGCGGGAATTGTTGTTCCCAAGAGGACGCAAGACGGCGGCTGAGAAACAGCAGCTATTGAAGCACGATCCTCTCAACGAATACCGCAACAGCATGAGCACGCGCCCTGGAAAGGGAAAGACTCGCGTTGTCTTCCCGAGCCCTGCGGTCAAAGGGTCCATGGCGACGGCCGCCCTGGAAACGAAGGGCACGAACAAGACTCAAATCGGGCGACTGGTCTGGGTCACAGATTATTCGTGCGACCTCTACGGCGTCCCTCAGTTGTTTATGTCGGTCGTTCGATCGGCGGACATGAACAAGACCCCGGACGTGCGGACCCGTGCGATCTTCGCGGAATGGTGCATGCCAGTCACGGTCCAATTCGTCAAGCCGCAGATGAGCGAAAAGGCCATCATGCAACTGCTCTCGAACGGTGGAATCATCGTCGGAATCGGCGACTTCCGGCAGGAGAAAGGCAAAGGCAACTTCGGTCAATTCAGCGTCGCCATCGAAGCGGAATGCAAGGACATCATCAAGAACGGTGGAATGAAGCAGCAGGATGCGGCCATTAAGAAGCCGACCTGTTTCGACGCGGAAAGCGAAGAGTTGCTGGCCTGGTTTCAGGCGGAAGTGAAGTCACGCGGCAAGAGTGAGTTGCTTGCTTCGTAGCAGGTGATTTGTCACGGCGGTCACGGCAAGTCCGGTTAAGTCGAGATTAGACGTTGTACGGCGGGTCAGGTCCTGTCGGTCGATGCTAGCAAAGGCCAGTCGCATCCCGGTGCGAGAGGCGGGTTACGGTGCGTTTAGGCGGTCATCGCATGTCGCGGCTGGGTGCGTCCAGCCCCGGCAAGGAAAAGTAAGGAAAGGTCAGGCGGTCCTGTCATGCGATGGCGCGGCGGGGCAGCGAAAGGTCGAACTTGGTTCGGCTTGGCGGGATGTCACCGCTAGGCTGAGCGTGGCGGTCAATTAGTACGAAAGTGAATGAGGTAATTCCAATGACCAACGGCGGCCCACTAGCCCGAAGTTCCGCCGCCACCCGCCGGTTGTGTCCGTGGCCGGCGGGATTGAAAAGTATCGGCGCCATGAGCGGCAGAATCACGTCCCTGCTGCGGCGTCGTTCGCGCGTCGAGGTTTTGCCCCGCCTCGGCGCACTTGATATTCCGAATCGGGGTGAGCGGTACCGCAATGTTTTGTACCTGCAACCGTGGCGGGGAATAAGACCACGGGACGCGAACGTTGGAGGATAGAACGATGTTCATGCGCCGTCTGTAATGGGCGGCACTCGGCGGCGGCGTGTGGGAAACGCTAAGCAGATGAAATGGTTCCAAGGGTTGAATGATCGTCCGAATGTGGACCTGCGAAACACCAGTTGGTGGTGCCTAGGCGACGGAAGCGACCACCCGAAAACCCAGCCGGTTCGAATCCGGCCCGCCGAGTTATTCCAGCCCGGCCACCGCTTCTCTCCGAAGCGTCCCCGTGGTGGTCGTGCTTATTGACAAACCCAAGTGCGCTTCGCAACGGGTAATCCCCGCGTCGCGTCCACTGGCCACGGGGTCCGGGCGCGGCGCGGGTCATGGAATCATTCACGAAAGGAGAAGCTGTGTCATACCCACGCAAGAGATATTCGGTTGAAGTGCTCATATCCATCATCAGCGGACGGTTGGTGTGCGACTTCGGAGATATGCACGAATGCTTGGAAAGGTTGGCCGGTGGTTCGTTATGGACTCACCAGTTGCCACGCATCGCGACGGCATCGACTAGCGTTCTGCTTGTGCGATTTCCAGAACTTGGTGCATGCCAAGGCGTGTCAGGACTAGACGCATGCATTGAGCGGCTAGGAGACGAGGCTGGCGTCACGGCATGGGTGCGAGCGTTCCTGAATGAACACACAGATATTCATCGTGAGTACGACGTTGAGCCGATTGGCGACGGCTGGCTATTGAGAGACCCCGTGAAGGAACTCATCGAAATGCGCGGCGACGACCAGGGGATAATCGGCGTTGTTATTTGAAATCGACCACGCCATTTTGGCGCGGACACATATTATTACTTATTACCACCGCCAAGACACTGGCCGGCTGATTAGGAGAGCGAACAGCCATGGACAAAACACGAGACGCAGTTGTTCAGCAAGCCGAACTCAGATGGGATTGGGAGCACAGACCGGACGGCGAGGTGTGGGAATTCGAGTGCGGCATGTGGGGCTGCGAGGCTGACAACAGGTACGACACGAACTGCCCATCCTGGCAAGACACAAAATGGTACCGCCGCAAGCCCGAGCCGGAGAAGCCGTTTCGGGCGTGGGTAAACGTGTACCCTGAACTCAGAGAAGCCATGAACGGCGACGGGCTCTACAGGCCGATTCTGCATGGCTCCAAGGAAAGTGTTAACAAGTGCGGAGGCGATAGGCTGTTTGTCGCGACTGTTCTCCCCGCCGACGAACTCGCCGAGCTGGAGCGAGAACACGAATCGATGAAGGCAGCACTGGATGACTTGTACGAGAATCAGGCATTTCGCAGCGCGACACTGAAGTGCCTATCAACCTACGAGGATCTTTTCAAGTGAAACTCCTAACCGCGCTAATCACGACGGTATTCGGAATGGCCGTATTGCTTGCCGTGCAGGTTTGGCAGGCGTGGTGGATGATTCGGATGGAATTCTGATGCGACGAATCGAAAGGACCTACCGCAACACCGAAATGCTCGCCATCGTGTACGGCGGAGCGATTCTGCTGTTCTGCGCCTGGCTGGAATGGGTGACGAGATGACCATCCTTATTACCGTTCTGATAACGCTAGTAGTTGCTGGACTCATCGGTGGCTTCGTATCCGCGTTCGGTTACGACGCAGAAGCAGCATCGAACTACAACGCTATCCAATTCGTTGTTGGCCTCTTCGGGTTGGTGATCATCGGCCTCATGAAACTCGGGAGTCTGTGGCTATGAACTGGAAAAACACACTAGGACTTATTCTAGTCGCCGTCGCTCTGCTCGTGGTGGCGGCGGTGTTGGAGGGAATGATTCAGTGAGTGAATCAAAGCAATGGGAATTCGGCGATGTTGACCACTGTTCTTACGGGCATGAGCAGGAAATCGTTGACAGTGACGGTGACACGGTCGCATGGGTCCACTGTTACGAGGGAGACGACACTAACGCCCGTCATATCGCCGCCGCACCGGACCTGCTGGAAGCGTTGCAAAACGTGCTGCTGGAATCACCAGACATTCTCGAAGACACGGGCACGAAGGCCCGCGCCGCCATCGCCAAAGCCACAGGAAAGGACCAGTCATGACCGACCCAATTCGCAACCAGCGCACCGGATTTCAGCCCGAGCCCGAATTCGTCACCATTGCCGACACAGTGAGCAACCAGGGACCGCCGCCGGAAGCGAATGACGGGCCGGAATTACCCCTGACGCCTGACGAGCATAGACGCGGGGTGATTTCGCAGGAAACGGCGAGGGAATTGCTCGAATGGGTCAGGCGATTATGGGACGGAGATACAGACATATTCACCTACGGGCTGTCATCCACCGTCGATGGCCTCATAGCCCAAGCAGAAAAGGAGCTACGCGGTGAAACCGGCACTTAAAACACGATTCTGGTGCTGGCTCCGAGGAATCACGCTGGTGCCTTACACGACGCTGATTGCGACCGCGAATCGTGACGCGGGACACGTCCGCAGTGAATTTGACTGCCTGCCGGGAGACGAACCATACTGCGTGATTTGGCGGGCGACTCGATTGCGCGAAGGAATGACCGTAACAACGCGCTCTGGATACAAGGCATTTCGGACACGTGAGTTGACGCCTGCAATGCGAGTCGCCTCTGAATTGCACAAGCGGGCTGGGTGGCCTGATTCTGAGGAGATTCGCGGTGATTGAGATACACATCGGAACACTGATTTCTATTGCGTCCTTTGCGGCTGCAATAGGCGCCGCACTCAACGGCGCGCTGGCGTGGTGGTTGCGCAGCCGGGACGTAGCAGTACGTGATGCACAGCTAAGCGAGTGCCACAGGAGAGAGTATAGGCTTCGACGAGATTTGGCGATTGCGAGGCGACACGATGATTGATCGCCCCGAAGACCCCGAAGACAAGGCCCAGTGGCGAGAGCCGGCGAATAGGGAGCCTCCAGAATTTGACCCATACGTGGAAGTCATGCGAGGCACAGAGACCCTATCGCCATTGTTCGTCACGCTTGAATTCTACGGATTCAGCCGTGAGGAAGCCAAGGAGATTATCGAGGAGGTGATTAAGAATGAATTCTGAAAGGAGAAACCCATGAGACTCGTAACATATCAGGCACATAATGTGCTTCGTGTATCGGACATCCAATTCGACTTGGATGGCTATCACCTGTTCCTGGTTGGCGGCGCGAACGACCAGGGCAAGACTTCTGCCCTGACTGCGCTACAGATGGCCCTTTGCGGCCGGAAGGGAATGGATTACCCCGAAGTCGCCTTGAAGGAGGGCGAAAAAGAGGGCTGGGTCAAGGTCCAGCTCGAAGGGGATGACGAAACGCTGTCCGTGGAGTTGTTCCTTAGGCGCCAGAAGGACGACAGCGTTGTCGAGCAATTCCGAATCAAGGATGACAAGGGCCGCATGATATCGAAGCCTCGCGATTTGCTGACGCGGCTCTACCAAATGCGGGCATTCGACCCGCTCGCGTTCGACCACATGGACGCCAAGGCGAAACGGTCAATGCTTCAAGACCTTCTCGGACTGGACTTCGCCGAGGACGAAGCTGAACGAAAACGACTATTCGAGGAACGCACCGGAGTCAATCGGGACGTCAAGCGGCTTGACTCTCAATTAGCCGGCATGACGCACTATCCCGATGCCCCAAGTGAAGAGGTGCGCGTGTCGGAATTGGTCGCGGAACTGGAGACGCGTCGAAAGCACAATGCGAAGAAGCGGGACGCGGATAGTGCGGCGGCTTCTGCTGGCTACTCAGTGGCAGACCGTGAGCGCGAAGTGCGGGAAACCATCGCCGAAATCGACCGCCTCAAGCAGGTGGTGTTGGAAAAGCAAAAGCTCGTAGAGGAGGCGAAAGAACTTGAGTCGCGATTGCGAAAGGACGCTGATTCAATGCCACTGGCGAACACGGAAGAGATCGCCTCGCAAATCGAATCGGCCGAGGAGACCAATCGCAAGGTTCGCGAGAACGCCGCCCGCAAAGAAAAGGCAGCGGAAGCGGACGCCGCTAAGAAGCGTTCCGACGAACTCACGGCGCAGATTCAAGCAATCGACGACAAGAAGCAGGCAGCCCTTGAGTCTGCTGATTGGCCGGTCGACGGGCTGTCATTCTGCGATGGCGGTGTGAGCTACAAGGGCCTGCCGATCGAGCAGGCGTGCAAGAGCACTCGCACCACGGTAAGCGCCAGAATCGGCATGGCGCTGAATCCAGACCTTCGGCTATTGGTGTGCCAGGGTGGTAGTGACTTGGACCTTGATACTCTCGCTGCGCTTGAGGAAACGCTCAAGGAGAACGATTTCCAAATGATCGTGGAAATGGTCACACGCGGCGATTCGGACGAGGAGCGGTGCGCCATTGTCATTGAGGATGGAAAGGCAAAGTGATGACCCAGCGAGGCGCAACAACAGAACGAATCTGCAAGTGGTGCGGCGGTCGCTTCACTGCCCGCGTGGCAGACGTGAATCGTGGCTGGGCGCGATTCTGCTCGAAGTCCTGCAAGGCCAGCCACCAAGAGAAACGGACGAACCAGTATCGTATACATCGGGCGCGACTAAGGGCAGATGACGGCGATGTCGAGGAACACATTTTCGGAGACGAAGAGACATGAGAATAGTCAACTGCCAACAGCAAACGGAAGAATGGGAACGCTGGCGGAACCGTCCTACCGCCAGTGAATTCGACAAATTTATCACGCCCACCCGCGGTGATTACTCGAAGCAGGCGACGGACTACGCCGCTAAAATTGTTGCCAAGCGATTAGGCGTCTACGTCGAGGACTCGCCTAACTTTTGGATGGATTGGGGCACGGAGATGGAACCCAACGCCAAGCACGCCTACACGCTTCAGACTGGATTGGAAGTCACCGACGTCGGTTTCATCTTGCCGGACAACACCGACGCCTACGGTGGCTCTCCCGATGGCTTGGTAGGTGATGACGGTCTTATCGAGATTAAGTGCCCCAAGCCGGAAACGCTCATCAGCTACCACGCAAGCGGAGAACTACCAGTCAAGTACAAGCCGCAGGTGCAAGGGCTCTTGTTCATTAGTGGCAGGAAGTGGTGCGACTTCTACGCCTTCCATCCTGAACTAACACCGTTTCTTCTAAGGGTGCTGCCGGACTACGAGTACCACACCAAGATAGCAGACTGTTTGCTTGAACTGTTGCGGGAGATCAAGCGGATTGAGGAGTCCGTCAAGAGGGAACGGCACGCGATTGTGTCTGCTGGCCCATCCACAACCAATGTGAGGTTTGACGATGAGTGAGAACCCAACACCCGAGGACGTCAGGAAGGCTATCGAACCAAGAAGCGACCAGATCAATGCAGACGACCTTCTGACCGGTCCTATCGTGGTCACCATCACGGGCGTCAAGCGAGGTAACCGGGAACAGCCTATCAACGTCGAGATCGAGGGACACAAGCCCTACAAGCCGTGCAAGACGATGCTGCGTGTCCTCACGGTTTCCTACTCAGAGTACGCCAAGGACTGGATAGGGCAACGATTGAAGCTGTATTGCGATCCTGAAGTGAAGTTCGGCGGCGTGAAAGTCGGCGGCATTCGCATCAGTCACCTATCCGGAATAGCGTCACGGAAAACATACACACTCACGATGACCAAGGGAAAGAAAGCGGAGGTGACAGTTGACCCGCTCGACACGTTCTCTGCTGAGGAAGTGAAGTTCGTTGCGTCCACCACAAAGGCCATAGACGCAGCCAAGACACTAGAAGACCTCAACGGGTACGCGGCGACTCTCAAGGAGAAACGCAAGGCTATACAGGATTGCCTGCGTCCACCTTACGCAAAGAGGCTTCGGATACTGAAGTCGCAAGAATCGTTGGAGCCCGACAAGCCAGAGACCCTGGAAGAGACATTGGAGAGGCGGTACAACTTCGTGACTTTGCTAGCCAAGTGCAAGACTCCGGCGGCCGTGAATACGATTGCTGGCGACGTGATGGCCAACGACGACTGCACGGAGTCGCTATCGGAAGTCGTGCTAGCGATGTGCGACGCGCGGATTAAGGAGATTGGGGAGTAGTCCATCCAACACGAGAATCTAGCGGGAGGAATTCATGCCAGGACCAATATCAGACGCCTACGATCCGGAATGGGGAACGCGAGCGAATGCGCAAGCCATTCTGGAGGCAATTGACACCCTGCACGACCGCGTGACCGGAGTGCTTGGCGGACGCGAACCCATTGATATCCGCAAGCTGGCCGAACAGCAAGACGAACTGACGACGGCGATAAACGCCACGTTGTCGGAATGGGAGTGGAGGATTATTCGCTTCGCGTTAGAGCGGGCGAGCGATTCGATTTGACCGACGCGGGCAAGCCGTCAGAGCCCGTTAACAGGCGGAGGAGGCGCCTCCGATCAAACACTCAAAAAACGCCTCTTGTATTGCGTGACCCGGCACGCGGCCTATCGACGGACCGGGAAACTTAACACGAAAGGACTAGCCATGCCTAATAGCGTGACACTGAAATGGGGTTCACTGAAATCGTGGAACCTCGAAACAGACGACGCAATAGCTGCGGTGCAGAAGTGGGGCGATTACGGCGTTAGCTTGAGCGCCATGTGCCAACGCGATACGACAGAGCAGAAACAAGCTTTAATCGACGCGATGGATTTCATGGATGAAATCTGGCTGGATTGGGAAGACAAACAGGTCACACGGGAAGAGGCGAAGGAATACATTCGCAACTACGGAAAACCATGCGGCCAAGTGTCGCACGAAGGAGGTGATGTGTAATGCCCATAGACCCTATTCCGAGGATAACACCCTGGGGAGCTAAAGATGGAAAGGGCACGTAACCAACGCCGCCGCCGCATCAAAAGGAGGTGCTTCATGGCGCTATACATGCAAGAGGATTCACCAACCAGATAGGTGGCGGCATAAACCAATTCGGCCAGCAGGTCCCTGCTCGGCGTTTCGGCGCATTGACCACTTGCAGGTTCGGCCCTAGGCGTCTGGCTGGCCGTTCACTAACAAGGAGATGAATTCGATGTCCACAGACCCAAACGGAATACTGTTCTACGGGTTCCCGGTCCCAACACTGACCGTCGACGATTGCGAGCTGAGCGACATTTGGAACAAGGAGCACCGCCCGCCGTCGCCAGAGGACAGGAGCAACTACAAAACGCCCGAATGGGACGAGTGGAGGAATAAGAACGCTGCTTACGAGCAAACACCGCAACATGTCGAAGTCACCTGGAGCGGTGGTGAGGGTTGCCAGCAATACTACGTGCATTGCCCGGCTTACGAGAAGAAGGTGTGGTGGGACAAGCTGAAATTGATCACGGTCGACGATCTGGCTGTTCCTCACGAGGAAGCGAAACGCTACCTGCACGAATTCTGTGACCGCTTCAACATCCCGAAAGGTGAGCCGGGATGGTATTTGGCGGCCTTGTACTTTTGAGGAGACCTAGCAGCGGCGGCGGCGTGACAGCGCTCTCGCAAGGGACGGCCGAATTCGGCCCGAACGTCAACAATGGGGGCGAAGCCGCAAAGGGAGAGGCGGCCCGCCGCTGCATATTTTGGAGCGAGATATGGCGACAACCTGCACGAGATGCGATGGAACCGGATTCCTGAATCTGCACCAGATTGACGACGCCCACCTATCACTGTTCGACGACACGGGAGACCACTCGCTAATACTCACCTGGATTAGCGAGCACGAAGACCATGACGTGTCCGTGTGCGACTGCTGTGGGGACGGAGAGAACTGGTATGGAATTCCAGGAGAGCACTACAACTCGGAAGACCCGCCTGGACCGAACGGACCTTACGCGGCTAATGGCGGGCTTTGCCGCTGTCACTAACGGGAGCGAGACATGGACAACAAGCAGAATCAACCGAAGCGGAAGAAGAAGCGAAAGCGGAAACGAAAACCGAGAGACGCCGGATTCGGACGCTGCATCGTCTGCAACGCTCCGCTATTCGAGCAAGGAGGATTCGCCGAATCCGGCATGTGCGGCGCGTGCTGCACCGGCGAGGCTGCTACCTATGGTCCGCCTGGTTGGAGCGAATAATGGACCCAAACATTCAATCACTCTTGGGCGTACTTGGCGGCCTTGTAATCGGCCTGCTGGTTATTCGCCTGGGGACACGAAAGGAGAACCACAAATGAGCGTTACGACACACTGCGATGATTGCAGACAGGATAAACCTGTCCATGAAGCATCAAGGATTGAATGCCTCTTCGGATCGCTTCGGGAGGAAATGGACATGCTGGACCAACGGATTCAAACGCTGGTCACGCGCATCGAGCCAGTGATGGGGCCAGACCATCCAACAGGCACGCCCTGCGGAAATGAAGCAAAAGATCCGGAACCTTTTTGCGATGTTGCCGGCTATATCGCCGAAGGCATCAGCCGTATTCGGAGCATGTCTGCCCGCATCGAGATGGCGCGTGACAGGCTCCAGATTTAGACACGAGAGGAGCAACTCATGCCTTGTGTGGCAATCAAATGCCGCGATGGCACAACTGGAATTTTGTGCCTTGGAGGCAAGACCTACGACTACGATGGGCATTTCTTCGAGGTGCATAGGTACTTCGGCCCTGTGCCGTTGAATCGCCAGACGTGGGAAGCGAGGGTGCGCATTCCGAAGAGCTTCTGGCCCGCGTGGGAGCGATTCGAGAAGCTGAGCCCAGAAGAACAAAACCGATTTGAAGTGTGAAAGGAGTAACCCATGAAGACCCTGAACGAATTACTCGCCAACGGAAGCGCGGACGAATTGGACAAGGAAGTGGCCGCCTCATGACCGAACCACTCGAATGGCCCGACGACTCATCCGAATGGTGGTGGATGCGTTTCAAGCTGAAGCCGCGAGGGAAGTGGCGTACTGCACTCGTGCGCACCGGACTTCACCACGGGCGGAAGTTCGTGTGCCAATTCCAGGACAATAACTGGTTCCCGAGAAAAATTTGTGCTGAGTGGAAGGCGACGTTTCTTCCAGCCGCAGCACCACCCAAGGAATGGCAATGAAAGAACGACCTATCAACGGCTAACATTAGACGGATCTGACACGGAGGGCCACATGAAACGCAAAAAGGTATGGCGATTCTACTGCGAGCACTGCGGCAAGTCTGGTTGCAGTGGCGGCCATATTGCGAGCCACGAACGCCATTGCACGATGAATCCCGATCGGCGATGCGGGATGTGTCGGTTTGTCGAGAACTACGATGGACCGGAGCACATATCAATTTTGATGGCAGCTCTACGAAGGGATCAGTTGGAAGCGAAAGAGGATGACAACGGCGTGCCAATCGTTATTCCGAATCACTTGTCGGAAGTCGCTGAAGGCTGTCCGGCCTGCATGCTGGCTGCGATTCGGCAGTATTCGGACAGGCTATCGAGGCTCAAGCACGTTCTACCGTACATCGACTGGGACTTCACACAAGCCAAACAACTCGTATGGGCCGACTACGACAAACGCGAGGATGAATTCTGTCACCACGGATAGCAACGGAGGGCCGCAAGGATGGCACTATCAGCGGAAGAAAAGCAAGAGCGTGCGCGGAATAGGATGCTTGAAAAGGCCCGGCAGTACACCACCGGCACCTACTGCCGGAAGTACGTCGCGCCAGTCTTTCAACAGATGATTCGGGCAGAAGCCGGAGCAAAACCCGCCGGCAAAACGCCTGCTGTTGTTGATGGTGTCGAGGTTGTACAGATACTCCGAGACGTCGGAAAAGTGGTCTGCGTCACTTGCGGGAAAGTCGGGCCGTGGAGCGGCGGGACGGGACGATTTGGCGGAATGCACACGGGGCACTTTCTGGCGTCCCGCCGGAATTCTGTACTCTTCGAGGAGGCCAATGTTGCCCCTCAATGCGCGCGGTGCAACGTCTTCGAGGACGGAGCCCCGCAGTCATTCCGAATGTGGATGGAGCACGTCAGGGGACTCGAAGAGATTGAACGACTCAGGCAAGTGAAAGCCACGGTGCGCGGCTTTTCACGGGAGGAATTGGTCGACATGAAAATCGAATTCACGCGGCGGTTGAACGCAGCCATAGAAAGGATGGAAGGACAATGAAAGTACCTAACGAAAAGAAGAAGGATCGCGACGATCGAAACGTCGCACAGAAAATCGCGGACGCACTTTTGGCGTACACGAAGAATCGCACTCAAGATGGGCTAGACGAATTCCTGGGTGAAGTCGCCGCGTGTATTGCAGAGTTGGACGCACGCACCTATCACGTACAGAGATGAAGGATGGAGACGACATGAAAGTATTCAGTACCAAGGAAATCGTCAATAAGCTAATCGGTCCAGTCATGCCGGTCGGTGAATCGCACACGGACGGGGACAGATTCGACAACCTGTTGCAACTGGTCGAATTGATCGAGGCTCTCATCAACGATCTTGTTCAGGTTGCTAGCGACGAGGATAGTCACATGCATTCCGTCAAGAAGGCCGTAGAGTACGCGGACCGAGCCCTCAAGGAATTCCACGACGAATTGTCTGAAAGGATGGAGAGACCATGACAGTAGGCCGCTTAACCCTGTTCCGACCACACAACGGATTGGGTAGCCGACGCGGCCAAAGATGGTCGTGGCGAATCGCTGTTGGCGTAAATCCAAAACGTCGGGATGCATTTGTAGAGAGCATGTGGGCTTACAAGACACAGCACTCAGCACGCATTGCGGCCGAGCGGTGGTCCGAACGATTAGGAATAATGCTATACACGCCTGGGCGGGAGAGTACGACATGAACCTATTCGCCGGAATCATTCGAGGGATGGTAATTATGGTGTGCGATTGCCAAACATGCGCTACGGGACGGCGTCTAAAGATTATCGCCAGCCGTTTGGGTGAATACGATAGTAGATGGCTTCTTGATTTTGGGGACGATCTTGCTGCTTCCCAGATGGACAACGAATACTATCGCTCAATCATGGCTGGCAACTGGCCGAATTCCGTGGAAATTCTTGAGGCGGCCTTGGAGCGAGCCAAGGCGAAGCTGCTACTCGAATCTAGTTGAACAAATTGGAGCGATTCATGGGTAAGAACTACGACACCGACGCCGAACGGCGAAACATTGACGTGTGGATCTGCAAGACATGCGGCAAATTATGGCCGGTGAAGTCACGCGACAAGAAGTGGACAGAAGCCGACGCCGAGAAGGCAGCCAGGACGTGTTGTTCGACAAATTCACCCTGCTTCGTCTGCGGCGTGAATCGCACCCGATATCCGCATCACGCCTGCGATGGCTGCCGGGCGATTCGTAAACGCGAACGCTGGGAGAGGTGCGAAGTCAAGCCGTTGGAATTCCCCATCACCATTCAGGACAACGACAGGTGGTTCTTCGACGAGGATGACTTGCTCGACTACTGCGACGAGAACAACGTCGAGCCAGGTGACTTGCTGCTGCGAATCGGCAAGCGACACACACCGCGATTCTTCGATCCAGGCGACTTCTGGTACGACGACATGCCCGAAGATGATGACCTTACCGAAGGTGACAGCGAGTGCGCTGACTTGACGGAGAAGATCAACGATTGGGCCAAGGAAAACATCATCACCTACGAGATGGGGCCGTATCGACCGGACGTGTCTGGATTAACTCGCGAGGAATCAGAGTGACCACCCGCGCCGAACACCTCCGAATGGCCGTAGCAGCCTGGTGCCGGCGAAAGCGAATTCCACCACCAAACAAGACGTCCGAATGGGCGATCGTCCCGTGGCTCCAAGAGCAATTTGAGCGCGAGAGGGAATCGGACGTAGCTAGATTCCTGGAGACGTGCGATCCAATAGTTAGACTGACAGTCGGATTCGGAGAGCCCTCAGAATCGCCTGAAACGGCGTGTGACGCTATTCCATGGTCGAGGCGGCGTGTTGAGACGTTGGCGGCGAGAGTGGAGGCAGGCGTGGAATTATGGCACGAGAACGACAACCGAGGCGAGGAGTAAATACCAATGACTAAAAAGAAGACGCTGGGGCGGTGGAAGGACATCGTGGATGACCGCGAAAAGTACCAGGCTTATTTGTGTTCGCGTGAATGGGCCGTAATGAAGCGGTCGGTTCACGATAGGGCGGGTGGATACTGTGAGCGGTGTGAGCTATTCGAGATCGACGCCGTCCACCATTTGACGTACGAAAGGAAGTACAACGAGGATCTAGAAGATCTTGCTGGTTGGTGCAAACACTGCCATGCGTTCACGCACGGAAAGTCGGATGTTGACCCAGCTTCGCTGTCCCACGACATGGCAATGTATCTGCGACTCTGCAGAGATAGGCACCTACGTCCATTCCCGCCGGCAGTTGTGTACGGGGAGTCGCAACAACGCCAGTATGACGCCTTTCTTTGTGGGGCTATAAATACCATTCTCGGTATGGAAGCGATAGCGGACTCGTGCCTTGGATATCCGGTGGACGTGAATGACGCTGCAGTTCTTCTAAATGGGCGCATTCCGTACGACTACCTTTATTACTCACGATGGGGCCCAGCGGACGCAAGCGACACCACGTATGGCGATGTCGTTGCCCTAACAGGAGCCTGCTACGACGGAATACTAGATGATTTTCCTGAAGACGATACGGATTTGTGACCATGTGGAGAATCAAGAATTGGGACGAGACGTTCGAGAACAACCAGTCGCGGAACCTCAAGACGATGACCTGGGTTAAGGTGCCGACGAAGATGGACGGCGACGGCTACACCGAACTGCTGGACCACCCGAATGGTGCAACGCACTATGGTGCATGGATGGCTTGCACCTTGATTGCAGCGAAGTGCAATCCTCGCGGCACTTTGGTGCGTACGGGTAATAAGCCACACGATTTTGACAGTCTCGCACGCATTTCGAGGATACCTTGCAAGGTGTTCGAGGAAGCGATACCGCGCCTCGTTTCCATAGGATGGCTAGAAGATATACCTGTTGATACAAAAGAGGTTAACTGCTCCCAACAGGAACATGCGTCAAGAACGCATGAAGGTGCGTTAGAAACGCACCGTTCTGCTATCTCTCTCCTGTCCTCTTCTTCTTGTAAGAGTAATAAGAAAAAGAAAACTGTCTCGGAAGAAGTCAGATCCGTCTACGCCCACTACCGGGAACACCACCCAAGATGCCCTGAGGTTATCCGAAGCACCTCCAAGGAGTGGCGTGCGATAAAGGACCGCCTCGAAGATGGGTTCTCTGTGGACTCCCTCTGCCAAGCCATCGACGGCTGCCACAAGACGCCACACAACCTCGGCAAGAACGATCGCGGGCAAAAGTATCTTGCCCTCGAACTCATCATGCGGACCAGCGGCCACGTCACGCGGTTTATCGAGGCATTTGACGAGCCTGCCGCCGGTACCGCTGAACAAAAGCCCCTGAATCTTGACTTCGACCCCGAGAAGGACGGAATAGTCTGATGGACCGCGACGAATTTGACTCCCGATTCCTCCGAAAGTGCCGCATTCAGTGGCCGGATTCGTTCGGTAGTTGGCTGAAGAAATGGCCCGACGCCGGAGACGCAAAGGACGGCGAGCCGAGTCGGCAAGACATCCTCGGGACGTGGTTTCGCACTCTCGGCTACGTTGAAATCGACGAGGCAATCGGCTGCCTCGAAAGGATGTTCGCCGGGGACGTGGCGATTCCCGGTGGCCAATACCCTCGGTGGTCTTCGCTTCCTGCGGCCGTCTGCAACTACTGCGATACCGGCCGAACGTATGGGACGGCTACAAAACCGAAAGAGGACGGCTCGTACAACTGCGAACGCTGCCACGACGGAGGGCTGCTTGTCGTCTGGAGCCAAGAGGCAATGCACGCGGCGAAGTACGGCGACCTGGACGAATTCCTGCGGAATGCGAAGCACGCACGCAAAACGGTTGCCGTCCGTTGTGATTGCGAGAAAGGCCGCCGCATGACGAGCGATATTATCGATTGGAAGTCGTACATGTGTGAAGTTAGCGGCGTGTGGTATTCTCGTGAATCGCAAGACGCACTTCGTCGCCATTGTCAAAACCTCGCAATTCCCGGTGAGGAGTGGAAGCCATGAAGAAAGACTTGTTAACGAGAATGCGTGAGTTGGAAGAGGATATGGCGGAACTCAGGAAGGAAGTTGAAGCTTCGATTGAATCAGCAAACCAAAAAGTAGAGAGCCTGCTTGAAGGAATCGCACGACTCCAACACGAAGTACGGAAGCTGAGCAACGAAGACGATAGCCAAGAAATCGACCTGACTGATTTTGAGCGTACGGATATTCCGTTCTGATTACGAAGTGAACACGATGACAAATCGCATCCGCATCCTGCAACTAGCACAGCAAACAAGCCACCTCTTGGAAGTGGCCAGCGACGGCAGGTACAAGCATCCGAATCTGCACACGAGCGGAGAGCTATTCGCGGTGATTCGAGCGTTTTTGAAGCACGGCAAACTGCCGCTGAAGAAGCGGGTAGCGTTCTTCGCCAACATCGACGAAGAGGCGTTGCGATACTTAGCGCCAAATTCGAGCGAGGATTGAGAGATGAGCCGCTTACCAACCATAGAGGAATTCAAAGGATGGCTCGCCGAACATAGCAAGGGTGTCGAATCGCGGTACATGCGATGGCTGATTGACGAGGATGGCGCGTGCAGCGAAGAGGATTACTGCCCCGAGTGCGCCCGGATTCAGGTCGCAATTGAACGGTACAAGGTCAATGGCTTCACGATCATCGACGGATGGGATGATTACTTTCCAGCCGATGGCGATCGCGAATGCGAATTATGCGGCTGTGTGCTGAATGTCTCACTGACGGAGAACGGCATCGAGGAGTACTGGCTCGGGCCATTCGAGCGCGACGAGGTGTCGGGATTGTCGCGCGAGGACTGCCACAGCCTGCATGTCCTACTCGAGGGCATCGGCGCGTTCAACGAAGAGAAACACTGGCCCCGATTACAGAAACTTGCTGCGGAGTGGATTGCATGCACCAACCAATAGACCCAACACGCTGGCATCCGATGACGGAGAATCGATCGTGAAAATCACAGCAATAGCCCCGTGGTTCGGCGGCAAGCGAACGCTGGCCAAGACGATTGTGGAGGAATTGGGGCCGCATGTCTCATACTTCGAGCCGTTTTGCGGATCCTGCGCCGTGCTGTTCGCGAAGGAGCCAAGCCAGCAAGAGACGGTTAACGATTTGCACGGCCTACTCATCAACCTGGCGAGAGTGCTTGCGAATCCCGGCGCGGCGTGTGAGTTGTACGGGATGGCGGCACGCACCCTCTACAGCGAAGACATCTATAGGCGATCGAGCGAATGGGTCAAGGCGTGGGTTCCGAATCCGCAACAACCGATCGAGACTGAGGCGGCTTACCACTACCTCGTGGTCTCCTGGATTGGGCGAAACGGTACATGTGGATGTTCCCGCACGAATTTGCAACCAAGCGTCAGATTCACACCAGGGGGCGGATCCTCCGCCGGCAGGTGGCGTAACGTGATCGAGTCAATTCCTGCATGGCATGAGCGCCTTAGGAATGTGTCAATCCTGAATCGAGACGCATTCACCATGTTGGAGAAGATCGCCGACGACTCACGAGTAGCAATCTATGCGGATCCGCCATACCTGATGGGCACGCGAGGTAATGGCGGCGGATCCAAGTACCATCACGACTTCGATGATGGCGACCACGATCGCCTTGCCGAAGCGCTTACGAGATTCAAGGCTGCGAGAGTCGTGGTGAGCTATTACGATGACCCGGTTCTCGATCGCATGTACGCAGGCTGGACTAAGCGAAAAATCAAGGCCCAGAAGAATCTGCACGTCCAGAATCGCCGCGGCGAAGGGCAGTGCGAGGCCCCGGAAGTGCTCCTAATCAACGGCCCCAGCTACGCGGACCAGGAAGGACGGCTGTTTTGAAAATCACCTACGGCCGTCCCCGCCGATTCGTGCCGGTGTGCATTAGACGGGAATTCTGATTCATCCGAAGCCCGGCCACGTATGAAGAGAACTACGACCGGCGCACGGCTGTGATAGTGGTGGACGTGCGGAGGAATTCTGAATTAGAAAGCGAGGAAACAAAATGGAATTGACCAATAGCGAACAAGCTGCCTTAGCGGCACGCAACGCGGAACTTGAGGCAGAGGTGCGAGAGCTTCGGGAATTGGTCCATAGCGAGCGATTCCGAGAGTTGAACCAGTGGAAGCTGAAGATGGAGCAGTCCGGGGATTTCTGGGGATGGTCTCTAGAAAATAGCACCATCATCATTCAAGAATGGGGATGGCGTCCGCAGCATAGAACATCCGAGGTGGCAGAGGCAGCGGCGCGAGCAATCGCCAAGCTATTCGGAATCCGGATAGCAGAAAGCGAGGAAACGAAATGCGAATCAAGGTAACTGGCTACATAACCCACGAAGAAACACGCCTCGTGGACATTGAGGATGAGCAGTTTCGAGAGTTACAGGATCACGAGATCGACGCGAATCAAATGCTAACCGAGGAGTGGGGTGAGCAAGTGTCTTACGAATATCATGGCGCGAGCGATTCGTCGTGGGAACTTGTCGAGGAGAGCGAGGCCAACAATGACTGAGCTATACGCGATACGGGAACTGGAATTCGTGGAGGATGCCGACGGCAACCTCACTGCCGAATCACCGTGCGGACAATACCTCGCTCGTGATGATGGCGACGGCCTGTGGTTTTGGCATTTCATCGACGGAGACGGCTATTACCACGAAATCTCAGATGATCCTGACTCCCCGATGCCTAACCTTATGTCGCGTGAGGATGGAATAGCTGTCTGCAACGCGCACCACCAGGCTTCAATGGGGAAGTGGTTGAGGCGGGTGCCGGTGGTGGAGGAATTGAGGCAGGTGGCAAAAAAGCAAGACGATCTACGGAAAGACTTCTCCGACGACTGCGACGTCACTGGATGTGCAATAGATCGCGGACGATTCGACATCGTTACCGACATCGCCGACAAACTCGAACGCGGCGAGTCACTGGTGAAAAGCGAGGGAAATGATGCTGGACAATAACACGCCTACCATGGCAGACAGCCACCGAGAATTGGAAATAGCCGTATCGCTGTGCCTGAGCCGTGGACACAAGGATGCCGTGATATCCATGCTCCGTGGGTGGGCCGTGTTCGCATGTGAGGCTGCTGGCATATTGGAGCGGTGCTGCAAGCATGCGGAACAGAATCTGGCAAAATGGGAGAATGACCCATTATCGCATGACGGGCCTGATGCCAACCCAATAGACACCATTGCCGCAAAAAATGGCTGGCGCCCGCTGACGCCAGGCGAGAGCATGACGGTGCATTTCAACGGCATCGGCTACGAGATTATTCGAGGAAGAGAGGCCACTAATGAAACTGCTTGAGTGGAGAGGGTTCAAATGGGAAAACATTCCCGGAAGTAGCTACAGCGAAATTGTTCTTACGACAGAAACGACTATCCAGATGACGGTTGATTTCCGCTCCGGAAATTGGAACTGGAGCGTTGAGGTCGTTGCTGGTGGATGCGTCGTTGGTGGCTATGACAGCACGGATGAGCTTGTTATTCCTATCGCGTCAGGACGAGCAAAGACAAGTAGGAAAGCGAAGGAACTCTGCGAGAAGCATGTTCTGCAACCACTTCTCTCCTCCGGCGTGGTGGCGGAGGTGCCACGCGTTGACATTCAAGACGGCGCCATCAAGTGGCATTTCGAGGAGCACGAACGTCCGCGAAACCCGCTTCGGTGCTACGACTGCGGACTGCCATACAGCAGCACGGCATGGATGGATGCGGTTGTGCCGAATGACATCTGGGGGCGAATCGCGCCAACACCGCACGGAGGTGGAGTTTTGTGCATATCATGCATGGCGCGACGGCTTGAGAAACTAGGATTACGCGACGTCCCACTGCAAATCAAGTCGGGACCGTTCCTGTTGAATTACGAGGCCCCCGAATGATCTGGCGCCCTATTCTCATGACCGATTCGATGGCCCAAGCGGCATTCGAGGGACGGAAGACGCAGACGCGTAGGCCAATTAAAGGACGCCTTGAAAACAACAAGGATGGTTCGTGGACGCTCTGGCGTGGCCACAAAGGCGAGACGAACAAGCGGCGGGCTGACGCCTACAAGAGCGGTGCTCTCGTTTCGTCGCGAGATTGGCTTATTCCACTTGAGGAATGGCTTACCGAACTTGCTCCGTGGAAACCGGGCGACGGACTCTACGTGCGCGAGCCAGCATTGGTTGTAGCGACTGCTGGCGGCGGAGACCACCCATTGCGCGTTCACTATGAATTTGTGGCCGACAATTCAAGCCATAGCCTCTATTGGCCTACGCGATTGAAACCACCGCGTGTTGGTTGGAGAATGGCAAATGGATGCTGCAAGGAAGCCGCGAGAACGTGGCTCAAGAACAATTCCATCTGGGCAGAGAGGCTCCACGACATCACCGAAGCCGGGGCACGCGCGGAGGGATTCAAGGACAGGGCCGAATTCCTGGCATGGTGGAGAACAGCCTACAAAGGCAAGCCATGGGCAGAAGAGAATAACCCGTGGGTGTACGTGGATGATTTTCACAAGACAACCAAACCAAGTGAGTTGTGAGATGGGAGAGCCAAAGCGTATTATCTGGCACGATGGCCACAAAGTTAGCTTTCGCGAGCAGAAACGTGGCTCCGAATTCATAGCAGCGCGTCGGAGATTTGGTTTCCGCGACGTATGCACGCTGTGCAAGCAAAGGTTTACAGAAAAGACAACAACCACCGTAGTTCTAATCGTGTCGAATCAGGCAGGAGTGCCGAACCGATTCGTTCACGGAGAATGCCTAGCGGACACGACCGACGAATATGCGTTGCGCATGATCGCCGAGGATTACGAACAATCAAAGCGTTATGCCGACTGGTTCAATGTTGGTGAAAGCGAGGCGACCAATGGGAATAGCTGAGAACATCGCGGCCAGAAAGGCAGCCGAAGAACTCGCGGAACTGCTCGGAGAAGAGGCTATCAAGCACGGCGATTCTGACCACTTTTGGGAAGTCATCGCCAGAATCCTGCCATCGAAGTATCGCCCAACGAAGCAGGAAGCAATCGGACCAGCAATGACCGATGAGGAGTCCCGTGAATTCGAGATGAGGCCAATGCCGTTCGGAACGCATATGAACAAGCAGATTCGTATTGTGCCTCTGGACTACCTTCTGTGGCTCGAAGAGCAACCAGACTTTCGACGCGATTTGAATCGGTACTTACGAAACCCGCAGATTCAGGCATTGCAGGAAAGTGAGGTGTAACATGCGAGAGTCAGACGCAATAGACTACTGCGCGTGGCAGACGAAACGGATTCGGGAGTTGGAACAGCAACTTGCCGGAGCTAATTCCAGAATAGCGGAGCTACAGGCCGAATTGGAGCGACTGCGAAAGCTCGCCAGCCAAGCCGCCGAACGACGGGAGCAAAACCAGAAAGGAGAGTTACGTGAGCCTTAATCCATCGAACGGAATATCAGAACGAATCACCGGCCGCAAGCCGTTTCCGAAAGTTGCCGTGATGGGCAAAGTCGACCCGGAAGGAGTTGACGCGATACTCATTGCGGAACTTGAGGAGGCAGGCATCGAGTGGCAAAAGTTCGAGTGCATGAGAGGTAGCCACGAACCACATTCCTCTGTGATTGGATGTATTAACGCTTGGGGATTCCAGCGCGCTTGGTATTACTGGGTTTGCAAGGGTCCTGGAATTCCACCAGAGGACGCCGAGAGACTGCACGCAGAACACGGAACATCAGTGCGAGTCAACGGACACTGTATGTGTCCGTCGCCACTGGAGTCGTGCAAAGGATTCGCGGTTGGACTGTACCACGTCGACAACCAGGAAGGACTTAATGCATTGGCTTCGGTGATTCGTGACATTTACCAGAGGACCGAAGGACGTGAGGCGGAGGGGAATTCCGCCGTTGACCGATTGCTCGACGCCCAGAAGCCACACCACGGATTGAAGCAAGGCCCACCAATTCCGGGTATGCCTGCGAAGAAAGGTTCGCCGGAATGAGGATGCTGTCACTCTTCACCGGATCGGGAATCGGCGATTACGCAGCCCAGTGCGCAGGAATCGAAGTAGTGGGCCAGGTGGATAACGACCCTTGTTGCTTGTACTGTTTGGAAAAACTGTGGCCAGATACGGAGAAGTTCACGGATGTGCGAATCGTTTCAATTGAGTCTATTCGGAAGCTCCTGCCTATCGACATCATCTGCGGCGGCTTCCCGTGTCAAGACCTCAGCACGGCAGGCAGAGGCGAGGGCATTGAGGGCGCAAGGTCGGGTTTATGGCGAGAGATGTTTAGGATTGTCCGCCAAATTCGACCCGCTTGGGTGCTCATTGAGAATGTACCTGCGATTCGCCTGCGAGGAATTGATCGGATCATCGCTCCGGTGGAAAGAATCGGTTACACCTGCTGGCCACTGGTTGTTGGTGCTAACGCAATCGGAGCCCCGCACAGAAGGCGGCGATTCTGGATTGTGGCCAACCGTGTGTGTGATGGACTCACGGATGAGGTGCAACACGAAAAGGGCAGAGGCTATCGCGACCGGGAAGCGATCACATATCAGCAAGCAAGGTCGCAGCGGAGGAAGCGCCAACTTGCGGGATTGGGCTTTGGCGAAGATGTTGCGTTTCCGGCACGATTCGATGAGCCTTTTGGAGCATGCGAACGATCATGCCTTGTATCTAAGTGCAGCATGGGCAATGGATATGATGGGGTGGCCACGGGGGTACCAGGCAGCATTAACAGAAGCCTGCTTAGAATGGCAGGAAACGCTTGGGTCCCACAAATCCCCTACCTGATATTCCAGTGGCTCGTCACCCAGCACGAGAGAGGAGCATGAGGAGTGAATTTGGATTTGAAAAGGAGAACACGCAATGTTTGATTTCGACCTTAGGCCACTGATGTGGCTTGCGGTATTTGGCCTCTTCGTCGGCGTGCCTCTGGCAATTTGGAAAATCATAGATGTGATTTGCTGGCTCGTTCAGCATGTCACAATCACTTGACAACGAAAGGCTAAACCATGAGCAAAAAGAAGCCACATCGCAAGACATGTGACTGTCTCGCGAAGATGAACGCCGCCCTGGAGAAGAAGGGCAGTAACACGCGGCTTGTTTCATCCATGACGATCAACTTCTCCACGGGCAAGGCTACATGCTATCCAGTGCTTGCCGTAGAAAAAGCTGATAGCAAGAAGCGTGGAAAATTGGAGACAATTATTCCATCCTACTGCCCAATGTGCGGAAAGAAATACGAGTTGCGAAAGGCCAAACCATGACCACTGATAGAAAAATGGAAATCGCGTGGAAGACCACTCCTGAAGAACTTCGTGTGATTGCAGGCTACTTGGAGCAAGATGGGTGCAACCAGGTGAGAGTGAGTTGGTACCACACGCAGTTGTGTTTTGTGTTGGATAGGGATGAGCCGCCAAAGCCGCCGCCGATTGTTGAGCTTGACGGACTTCAGGATGGGTCGATTCCTGTAAACGATGACATCAGTGAGGCTAAACCATGACCGACGACGAACGCGAAAAACACGAGCGGCTAATAGATGAGTTGCTCAACCTGGGCGACGAGAGCGAATTCTGGGACGATTTCTGGATTGGAGAGGTAGACGAAGCGGCGGAAATGCTTGTCGCCGCCCAACGCGAAATCCGCGAGTTGAGGAAGGTGGTGGGTCGGTTCGCAACAATGGCTGATGAAGAAACACCAAAGCCACGCGACACGATTTGGTGGAAAGCCGACAACAGGTGCATCTATTCTGGCCAAGTCGAATATGTCGGCAGCACGTACCTATGGGCATTCGTCAACGATGGCACTCGTGACCGAGATAGCGCAATGTTGCAAGTGTCACAATGTTATTCCACCCGCGAAGCACTCGAACAAGCGATTGGAGAGCAGCCATGATTTGCCCATCCTGTGGAAGCAGACAGCTCGCGAATAAGATCGTGGCACGGCTGCACACCACATTTGAAGGCGTGCAAATCATCGTTCCGAATGCCGCCATGCGAAAATGCCCTGCCTGCGGCGAAGTGGTGTACAGCGCAAGGGAATTGAAGCGATGGCGGGCAATCAAACAAGGCCAGCAAGTCCGATCCTACTCCCCACCCACAGGCAACGAAGTTAGGATGCTGCGTGACATCTATGGAGTGACCGCCACGAAATTCGCGGCGATGATGGCAGTCACACGGCAAACGGTCCATGCTTGGGAGCGTTGCGCAGATAAACCAATGAAACTCTGTCCAGCAGCTATTTTAATTCGGTTGCTGCTGGAACAAGCAATGGGAGAGCAGTCATGAGCGACGAATTGAAGCCATGTCCGTGTTGTGGGTGTGATGACCCGATTCTGACACACTGGGATGAGGCCACAACAATACGCGCTTATCCTGGAATGAAGCCAAGTTGGACTGGACGAATTGCGTGTCCCGAGTGTGCCTTAACGATTCAGAGGGAAGAGTGCGGAACAGAGGATGGGCTACTGGCAGACCTCATTGCAGCCTGGAATCGCCGCCACGACGCAGAGCGGATCGTTGCGGATTTGATGCGGCTTGCCGAAGACCCATGGCAGGAGGAATTATGCGACGACTGGGGTCATCGAGGAGTGGTGATTCGGGCATTCTGTGATGCCCTCGCCGACACCTACAAGCGGGGCGAAACTCTAACCAAACCAGAAGGAGAAAGTCATGTCAAATAAGAGTTGGAGTGGATTCAAAGTAGTGGCCTTCCGTAATGGTCACGAAATAGCCAGAGCAGATAGCGAAAATACCTTGCGAGAAGCTCTTGAGGAATTTCGCAAGCATGTCAACGTAGCTATTGACCGGGGATGGGATTACGCGCAAACGACTATTTGGGTTGAGTATATGCCGGACCTGACATCAGATCCAGACGCTTATCGGTTGCATTGGGAATATACGTTCGGAGATGGAGAGATGTCGGGCCCAGGAACTATGAGCAAAGTGTTTGATGATGTGTGCAGGTATTTCAAGAGAGTGCTCCAGAAAGACAAGTGCATGACGGCAAAGTTCAGAAGGAAACCAGTTGTAGTTGAGGCTGCACTGTTCGACGGACTTCCTTCGAATGATCCTCCAGGAGTTTGTCGTCGTGAAGAGGACATGAGCCCTTATGTCGTTACCATTCACGATCAGCGGTGCTACGTGTCACCTGGCGATTGGATTATCCGTGAGCCGGATGGCGTGCATTATTACCCCTGCAAACCGGACGTATTTGAGGCATTGTATGAAGCTGCTGACAGCGAAGAACTCTGCACCAACGAGCAATTCCAGGACGAGATTGAACTTGTCAGAAAGGCAGGTGCGTGATGGATAGATTCAAGGTATATGAAATCAATAAAGCAGAGCGAGACGTCAGAATTGGGACGTCAGACACCACGAAATGCTTTGAAAAAGACAAGCGGTGGATTCACTACCGCCAACTACCATCGACGTGCGAAAGCCTCTGTCAGCGAGTCGGCGAGACCGTCGAAATCGGCACCCGCGAGCAATTCGAGGCTGAAATTGAGGACGAAAAGAAGCCACTATTCCAGCGAATCGCAAAACAGTCGGCTATCATTCGTGACAACGAACACGTAATCGACCAGCAACACGACCATATTCGGCAGATTGAGACACGACTCGAAGACGATCGCACGGCGCTCTGGTTCCAAATGCTGCGTATTATTGACGAGGCTTCCGCGTCCTGGGGTAGCATCTTCCAGCTAACCCAGTCAGCAGCCGACAAGCCAGATGACTCGCGGCGGGTAGTCAAGCGGTACAGGATCGAAGGCACTCTATCGAAAGACGACTTCATAGCCCTCGATAACGGTGGCAAATTCACAATCAAGGATGATGAAGAGTACCTGAATGCAAAATACCACAACCACCGCGCCCGCGTCACCCTGGAAATTCTTGACAAGCCGGAGCCGACGCTGGCGGAGTGCTGGAATCTGATTCGGAATGTCTCCGATGACAATCCCAGTCAGGAGGAAATAGCCGCACAGCAGCGATGCGACAAGGCTGTCGCGAGTGAACAAGATTTGTACCCAATTTGGGAGCAGTGGGAGGCGGAAGACGACAAGCACGACCTGCCGCCATACGTCTTCGCCGCCCTCGACGCCTTCATCACGGAGCAAAGCCAATGTGGACACTGATAGCAGGAATTCTAATAGGCGCATTAGCCGTTGGCTGTCTGGTTGTATTCGTCCTGATGTTGCGAAGCTGGGGAGAGCGGCACTCCGGGGATGGTAAACTTTATGGTGAAATCCCTGCTGATTTAAGAGCTGATATTAGATGGTATTTTGGGAAGTACGTCGATGATCATGGAGTAACACGTAATTTTGGAGTAGGTCAAGCTGCCAGCATCAAGCGGAGACTGGAGGAAGGAGAGTGATAATCGCACTCGACTACGACGACACGTATACGCGAGATCCGGAATTATTCCGGCGGTTCATCAACTTGGCCATTGACCGAGGACACACAGTCGTCTGCGCAACGTCACGTCTGAAGAACGGTTTATGCGAACAGGACAACCCGATTGACGAATGGTTGCGTAGACGCTGCGAACTGGTATTTTGCTGCCACAATCTCAAACGCGAGATGTGCGAGAAAGCGGGATACAAGGTAGATATCTGGATTGACGACCAGCCAGGCAGTATTGAGGAACGCTAACCCACGGGGCGACGGAACGCCATATATGCTAACGGAAGAACAAGAGATTGACATTCTCATCAAATACCAGGATGGCGTGTCGCGTGAGCGAATAGCCAGAGAGGTTGGCTGCGCGGTGAGTACTGCGTATGAGGTGATTCGGAGAGGCTGTCCGCGCCGAATCTGGCGTGAGAAGCACGGGAATCCCAAAAAGGTAGCAGCCTATTACTGCCACGGTTGCCACAAATGGGTGACGTGGGAGCCGTGTCAGGTGTGCCGTGCGCGGAGAGGCGTTGACAAGCCGCGGTGAGTGCCGAATAATTCCGGTTGAGACAGGTTTCGTCTTGGACATGCGCATCACCTCCTTTCACGCTGTGGACAGCGGTTAGAGTACAGATGTAAGCCAGACGGCTGCCACCACAATAGAGAACCGCTGGCGGCGCGTACCCCAAGCAGGGCTGCCGCCAGCGGTTTTTTGTCTTGCAATTGGTGGCTGGCGAGGTAAGATAAAGAACGAACCTGCAAGCGTGCAACGGTACATCGTGCGCGTCTCCGGTCTAAAGCTAACGGAATTGTGGGTTTACCAGCCTAGTCGTGTTGCAACACGACTAGGCAGCTTTTTGTTAGACGCAGTGCCGAATGCCAATTCCCATGCGTGATCCGGCGAAACGGCGCATGGGTGAGGAGGGAAGCCAGGCCCGGTATCCAGGACGCCCTTTGCAGGTGGCAACGCGTCTCACCTTTGGGACAGGTTTCGCGGGACAACCAGTGGTCGATGTCATGTCGGCAGGCCGCTAGTCGGCCGGGATCCTCTGGCCAGGAGCCTGTCTCTTTTTTCGTTGACACATAGGCTGATTCGGGTATACTGCTTTGCGTATCCTTTCAGCTACAGGAATAATCTCCATGCGTTGCGGCTGACCAGTGGCTAGGTGTGAGAGATGAGACCACTGGCGAGCCTACCTGCTGGGCATTTCTGTTCCGAGCCCGCAAGCCTCCAGGGACTTGCGGGCTTCTTCTTTTCGGCCCCCCTCTTTTGGCACAAGTCCGGAAAAATCCGTAGACGCGGTGCCGGAATTCTGAATGCTCAGGGGTAGCGACGTGAGCCGCAATTCGCGGCCGTCGAAGAACGCGAGAGAGCCGATTCGTTCGGCAAGCCCGGCCGGGCAATGTCGCGTATTCAACTAGCCCAAGGAGCGAATCATGGTACTTACTGACAAGCTCAAGGCGGTAGCCGACGAAATCAAGGCGTCCATCGAGGACGGCAAGATTACGTTCGTTGAGG